TGATATTCTCACGAATGAAAATGTTGAATTTGAAGATAAAGTCGTTGCTGAACTGGTTAATCTACACTTTCCTGATTGGCGTAGGGTTATCAACGAGTGCCAGCGTTACGCTTCTACTGGGCGTATTGATTCTGGCATACTAGCAAATCTAAACCAAGAGTCGTTCAAACAACTCATTACTCACATGAAAGCGAAAGAGTATCAATCTGTTCGTAAGTGGGTTGGCGAGAATAGTGATATGGATGCTTCACAGTTCTTCCGTGCATTCTATGATACAGCATGGGAAGAAGTGTCTGATAATTCTGTTCCTGGTGTTGTGATTACTCTTGGTGAGTATCAATACAAGCACTCGTTTGCTGCTGACCCTGAAATCAACATCATGGCGTTTCTCACTGCTATCATGTTTGAGGTCACTTGGAAATGAGTAACCCATTTGATTACGTCAAAGCAGTATCAGACACAAAGAAAGACCTCATGCGAGGCACAGAGAACGATGCTCTTGCTGAGAAGAATTACAACGCCTTTCTCTCTAATAGAGCGCTCTCATATCATCCAGATGCAATACTACACGCAAATGAGATGAATACGCTACACCATCTTGACAACAAATTGCAGTTTGACTACTATCATAGCGTTCTTCGTCGCCGGAAACGCTTTGCTAAGTGGTCTAAACCTGAAGATGATGAAAATATAAATATCATATCCAGTTATTATGGCTGCAATAAACAAGTTGCTCTACAGTACCTAAAGATTCTATCAGCGGATCAAATAGGGCGTATCAAACAAAAACAAGAAAAAGGTGGCGTGAAATGAGTGTTGAAACATTAGTGGAAGTGGAACTAGGTAACGAAGAAGCATTTCTAAAAGTAAAGGAAACTCTGACTCGTATCGGTGTTGCATCCAGAAAAGACAAGAAGCTATATCAATCCTGTCATATTCTACATAAGAAGGGTAAGTATTATATCGTTCACTTCAAGGAACTGTTCACTCTAGACGGTAAGAGTTCTTCGTTTTCAGAAGAAGATAAAGGGCGTCGTAACACGATTGCTAACCTGCTTGAAGAGTGGGATTTGGTCAAAATTGTAGAACCAGAAAAGTCACAAGGCAATATTGCGCCACTAGCACAGATTAAAATTCTTCCATACAAAGAGAAGAGCGAATGGGAACTCGTAGCAAAATATAATATTGGTGGAAAACGATAAAAAAAGGTTGACAGCGACTGTTGATCAGTCTATAATAGGATTATGAAATAGAGAGAACGCTCTCTCTGTGATGTGAAAGGAAGACTTTGTTATGAATACTATTGATGAAATGATTGCGCCTTTGGTGGAACGTCTTGCCACTAGAGTTGAAGATAAATGGATTAATTCTAAATATGAAGTAGTTAAGGCTGCTGCAATGACGCCTAAAGGTGATTTCGGAGAAGAGGTTACTGCCACTTTGATAAAAAAACTTGTTGGTATGCCCGCCGAGATTATCAACGGTGGTAAAGGAGAATTTGATATTCTTACTGAGTCCAAAGTTACATTTGAAAACAAACTTGCCACTGAAGACACTAGTGGTGGGTTTCAGTTCAATGGGTTGAAAAAAGATGTAGATTATGACTATGCTTTCTGTCTTGGTGTTTCGCCCAATGATTTGTGGTTTGGTATTTGGACTAAAAAAGAAGTGGAAGGACTAACTGTTTCTATGACAAAAGATGGTGAGGACAGTTTTAAACTGTCTGCTCGAAAATCTCCTCGTGCCAAATATAGTGTAATGCCACTTACACCCGAAAATTTTAAACGTGAGGTATCAAGGATTGTCTAGTGCATGGGATGGTTTAGTAAACAATAAAGAGAAAACAGAACTACCACATTATGCAATAAACAAAAGTTTGCCTGCCGATAGCTACTTTACGTCATCAGAAACGGCTCAGAAATGTGTTGACATTGCCAATCGGGTGATACCAATTGGTGACTATACCTATATTGAACCATCTGCTGGGGAAGGAGTATTTTACGATTTACTACCAGTTAAAAATCGCATTGGTATAGAACTACATGATCGTAAAAGATCAGAGTTTGAACAAGCTGACTACTTAACATGGTATCCCAAAGAAAATAATAATTATATTGTGATTGGTAATCCACCTTTTGGTGTTAGGGGTGCGATAGCTCTTGCATTTATCAATCGCTCCTTATTATTTGCAGACTATGTTGCGTTTATATTACCAATGTCATTTCATAGCAATGGTAAAGGGAGTAACATGAAAAGAGTCAAGAATGGACATCTAATTCATTCAGAGATTCTTATGGGCGAACTATTCTTTTCACCAGACAACAATAAAGAAATTAAAGTCAACACATTATTTCAAGTGTGGAAAAAAGGAGAAGGTAAAGGAATATTCCCAGACTATGATATATCAAAGTATGCAGATATATATACTGTCTGTTCATCACCAGATAGGTTATGTGGGTTGGAAAAAACTGGTACTTGGTGCAGAATAGATGCACAATATGACCAAAATACCAATCTAGAAAAGTATGATTTTTATGTGTCATCTTCATTTTTTGGAGAAAGTCTCCCAACAGTTTATAATTTTGAAGATGTAAAATATGGCTCTGGTTATGGTGTCATATTAAAGAAAGATAAAGAGGACATACTTAACAAAATAGATAATATAGAATGGAATGATTATTCTTCATTAGCGACAAACAGTTGTAAACATATTCGTAAATATGCTATAGAGAAGTGTTTATTTGATTTGGGATATGGTACGGAAAAAACACAAAGTATCAGCACATTAGAGGAGTATCTATATGCAAACAATTGAGAGAACGACCCTAGTTAAACTAAAATGAAAAATAGAAAAAAGGTTGACTAATCACAGTCAATATGATATAAATAAAAGTATGAGATGCCAAACGGGTCTCATACTTTTTTATTAAACACTTAACTTGCTTACAAGGAGTAAAGTAACATGGTACAATCCATTTTTAACGATCCAATCTATCAGCCATATTTTATTGGCTATCAAGATATGATTAAGCGGATCAAAACTACCACAGAACAATTCAGTCAACAGTCGTATCCTCCCTTTAACGTTAAAAAGGTTGACTACAATAAGTATGTCATCGAAATCGCAGTGGCGGGTTTCGACAAAGCGGATATCGACATTGAACACAAAGATTCCACACTTACCATCAAGTCTGACGTAAAGACGAAAGAGCCTAATGGCGAAGAGTGGATTCATCGTGGAATTGGTCTACGAAAGTTTACCCGTCAATTCACGCTTGCTGAAACTGTCGAAGTAATGAGTGCTGAGATGGTAAATGGTATGCTCAAAGTCTGGTTGGAAGACATTATTCCAGACGAGCAAAAGCCTCGCAAAGTGAAAATCAAGTAAAATATTAAACTTTCATTACAACAGTGAATATTTGAATAGATAGTAGGAGGGAGAAATCTCTTCTACTATCTCACACAATGGAGAACAATATGGATCAACTAACTCTCTGGATGGCAGTTGGATTTCTTTTTGCTGCTTATTCAGTTATCGCTAACGACTCTGTTCAAACACTTGGAACATGGATCGCTTCTAACAACGAACGCTTTCATTGGAAAGTTCTATGGGGTGCTGCCTCAGTTGTATTGCTTGCAACTCTCTGGTATGGTTGGCATATCAATGGCGGAGACATTTCATACGAACGTCTCAGTAAGATTCCCTTTCAAGAGATACAATGGTATCATGCAGTAGCACCAGCCATTCTACTATGTCTAACTCGTGTTGGTGTTCCTGTATCAACATCATTCCTCGTACTCTCTGCATTTGCATCTACTTTTGTTTTAGAAAAGATGTTGATGAAGTCGATTATGGGTTATGCTGTAGCAGCAGTAGCAGCGTATCTACTGTGGCATCTGATTAGCCGAGCGATTGACGAAAGAAAGTCGATTGGTAATCACTGGTCTCGTCCATACTGGCGTTTCGCTCAGTGGTGTACTACAGGTCTTCTGTGGTGGACTTGGTTGTCTCACGATATGGCTAACATCGCTGTGTTCTTGCCTCGTGAAGTGCCTGTCGATATGATGCTTGTTATTAGCGTTATCTTCGTTGCTGGGCTTGGCTGGATGTTCCGAGAGCGTGGTGGTAAGATTCAGAAGATTGTTATTGAAAAGTCTTCGACTAAGTATATTCGAAGCGCTTGTCTGATTGACCTAGCATACTTCGTTGTTCTATACTTCTTCAAAGAGTTGAATAACATTCCAATGTCTACTACTTGGGTCTTTGTTGGTCTATTGACTGGTCGTGAACTTGCAATCGCAACGGTTCATAATACAAAGATGAAGCAAGTGTTTCCGCTTGTTACAAAAGACTTTATGAAGATGATGATTGGTCTCGGCGTTAGCGTCGGTATCGTTCTGATGATTCATTACGTTATCATTCCGAATGGATATTAATACTAAATACTATACAACAACCGAAACAATAAGGATGTAAAATAATGTCAGATACAGATTTTGAAGGTATGACAGATGAAGAGAAAGCAGCAAGGATTGCTCATGTATATGCAGGCTGTCTCGCATCCGTTGCACATATTAATATGGTCGTCGCAGCACCTGCTGACCATGCAACGGACGCTGGTTCTCTAACTCGCAACATTGAGCATATTAACATCTATCTCAATAAAACGGGTTACTGGACAACTGAAGACTTGACTCCTCTACAAGATGCAGTAGCAGTGGATCAAACGGCTTTCAATGCAGCAGTAGCAGCACTATAACATGGTAGAAGATTATTCATTTGACTTTGGATTTACAGCAGTCGATGAAGATGAACTTGAAGCCGTACAGAAGCTAGAACAAGAAAAAAGTTCTGCTTCTGTAGAGGCTTTAGGTATACAAGAGCGTTTAGATGTGCTATACTCTTCTGTATTACCGTTGCTTAACAATCTAGCAGCGAACCCAGATAAGAGTTATATTTACTGGCCTAATCGTTTAGATAAGATTGAAGAGTTTCGTGATAAGTTGACAGAAATATATAGAGGATAAATTATGAGCCTACTTGATAGACTGACTAAAAATAGTACAGTCAAACTTACTGCTACGCTTTCCAACTCGAAAGTTTATGGTAAGAAAGAGATGGTGCCAACACAGGTGCCTATGGTCAATGTCGCATTGTCTGGTCGAGTTGATGGTGGATTGACACCTGGGCTTACAGTGCTTGCTGGACCATCGAAGCATTTCAAGACTGCATTCTCTCTACTAATGGCGAGTGCTTATCTGAAGAAGTATGATGATGCTGTTGTGTTGTTCTATGACTCTGAGTTTGGTACGCCTCAAAACTACTTTGAATCATTTGATATTGATATGGATCGTGTTGTTCACACTCCTATTATGGATGTTGAGCAACTGAAGTTTGATATCATGAAGCAACTTGACGGTATCGAACGAGGTGACCGTGTGTGTATCATCATCGATTCTGTAGGCAATCTAGCGTCTAAGAAAGAAGTCGAAGATGCTATGAACGAGAAGTCAGTCGCTGATATGTCTCGTGCAAAGCAGATGAAGTCTTTGTTTCGTATGGTAACACCACATCTTACACTCAAAGATATCCCATTGATTGCTGTGAATCATACCTATATGGAAATTGGTATGTTTCCTAAAGCAGTTGTTTCTGGTGGTACTGGCATCTACTACTCCGCTGATAACATCTGGATTATTGGTCGCCAACAAGAGAAAGATGGTACTGATATTGCTGGTTATCACTTTGTAATCAACGTAGAAAAATCTCGTTACATCAAAGAGAAGTCTAAGATTCCAATCTCAGTGACATGGGAAGGTGGTATCAATAAGTGGTCTGGTTTGATGGCTCTGGCTCTTGAAGCGAACTATCTAGCGAAGCCTTCAAATGGTTGGTATCAACTTGTAGATCGTGAGACGGGTGAACTTGTTGGTGAGAAGAAGCGAGCAAAAGATATTCAAGATAATGGAAAATTTTGGACAAATATGTTTACAACCACCGACTTTTCAGAGTATATTAAGAGTCGGTACACTATTGGTGAAACAGCAATGTTTGCACCAGACGAGGAAACAATAGATGCCTGAGATACATACTCTCACTCTAAAAAATACAGCGGGTGCTGCTGTTACGTCAACAAGCGTACAAACTGTGTATGCAGCGGGAGAACTTGTGGCAACTGATGACGACCCTGTAGCTGGTCATGGCATTGGTGTTCATGCGGCACCAGTTACTAAGAATGGAAGTTCGACAGTGATTGCTGAAGGCGAGCCTGTAAATAGAAAGGGTGATGCGGATAGTTGTGGGCATGAACGAAATGCTGGTGTGACCAACGTGTTTGTTGGTGGTTAATATAGAAGGAATATTACATGATTGAACCTCTCATTCTAGGGAGTCTATTACATAATGAAGAATATACGAGGAAAGTATTACCGTTTTTAGAAGAAGAATATTTTGATAGTTTAGAGAACAAGTTAATCTATCGCACTATTGATACCTATATCAAAGACTACAACTCTGTGCCAACGAAGGATGCTCTGCGTCTTTCGTTGGAAGAGTCTCGTAGTGTATCAGAAGAACAGTTTGAAGTTGTTTCTAAAACAATCAATGAACTGTCGTATGATGATAAGAACAGCGAAGACTGGCTGCTTGATAAGACCGAGACCTTCTGTCAAGACAAAGCACTCTACAATGCGATTCGAACATCGATTGGTGTTATGGATTCCAATGATAGCAAGCTAGACAAAGGCTCTATACCCAAGCTACTTCAAGATGCTTTGGGTGTGTCATTCGACAATAGCGTCGGGCATGATTTTCTTGAGAATGTTGATGAACGATATGAGTTCTACCATCGTAAAGAAGCCAGAATTGAGTTTGATATCGAACTGCTAAATACCATTACGAAGGGTGGTCTTCCTCGTAAATCTCTCAATATCATTCTTGCTGGTACTGGCGTGGGTAAGTCTCTTGCTATGTGTCATTTTGCTGCGAGCAATCTCATGCACGGCAAGAACGTATTGTATATTACACTAGAAATGGCTGAAGAACGAATCGCTGAACGCATTGATGCAAATCTGCTTGATGCTTCTATTGATGAAATCCACATGATGCCTAAAGATGTTTTTGAAAAGAAAGTCAATCGACTGAAGTCAAAAACTCCAGGTAAGCTGATTGTCAAAGAATATCCAACAGCATCTGCTGGGTCAGGTCATTTCCGTCATCTACTGAACGAACTGAAACTCAAGAAGAACTTCACTCCAGATATCATCTATATTGATTATCTGAACATCTGTACAAGCAGTCGTATCAAAGCAAACGCTATGGCAAACTCGTACACACTAATCAAGTCCATTGCTGAAGAACTTCGTGGTCTTGCTGTAGAGTATGATGTTCCTATTGTATCTGCTACTCAGACCACACGCTCTGGCTTCAGCAGTTCTGATGTTGGTCTTGAAGATACTTCTGAATCGTTTGGTCTGCCTGCTACCGCTGACTTTATGGTCGCTCTGATTGCTACTGAAGAACTAGAACAACTTGGTCAGATTATGATTAAGCAGTTGAAAAATCGATGGGGCGATCCAAATTCGAACAAGCGTTTCGTGATTGGCATCGACCGTTCGAGAATGAGGTTCTATAACGTAGAACAATCAGCACAAGATGGTATGGTAGATGATACACCAGTCATGAGCAATAGTTCATATGGTGAACGATGGGATGAACAAGAGAAAGACTCAACCCTTCCTAAAAAGTTTGGTAAAAATATATGGAAGGCTAGTTTTGCGTAATGTCGTACGAAATAAATCACAGAGATGGAGAATATGCGTTAATAGAAAATGAGCAAACCGTCATAATGACGTTTAAAAGTCGAAGGCGAGCGAATGAGGTGTGTAGAGGATTAAATCTTGGTAAAGGATTTAACGGTAACACACCCAATTTTTTCACATATTGTATAGCCCCTTATTTAATGGATGAAGATGAAACACAGTGAAGTTTTTAATATACTGAAGCCAGCAGCACTCGACCTTGCGAATGTGTGGCCTCGCCACGTTGCTGCTATTGTCTATAAAAATAAGATAGTTTCTTTCGGTACTAGTCACATGAAGAGTCATCCGTTTCAAGCTAGATATGCAAAGAATGATGAAGCAATCTTCTGGCACGCAGAAACTAATGCTATCTACAACGCACTCAAAGTCGTTGATACTAATATTTTGAAGAAATGTAGTATCTATGTGTGTCGTGTGAAGAATGATGTTCATCAAAATATGATATTTGGACTGTCTCAACCATGCGCTGGTTGTCAAGAATGCATATTAGATCATAAAATTCCCACCCTCATATACACATTGGATGGTAAATTTGGTAGACACCACTATGCAGTTGAGGAAGAATCAAATTATCGATGAATTAAAAAAGCCGCCTCGTAAGAAGCGGCTTTTATTTTCCTAGTAACGTGGTCGAACGCAACCCCAGCGGCCCATATGGGCGACAACGACTTTTCCTTGCTTTGGATCGACTTGATCTTAACACTTGCCTCTTGTACTCCTTTGAATACACTAACACGCACCCTAGTGATCTATTTATACGAAAAACTTACTCAAAACAAAACTTTTTTAAATTTATTTTGTTAGTGGGTTGTCAAGTGCTTCTTGAAGGGTCTTTCTTAGACTCGCATCGAGCTTTTCCATCTTACCATCTATACGATCCTCTGTTTCACGCATAGTATCTCTAGCGTCCTTCTCAGACTCACGAGAAAGGTCCGACAGTTCTCTCATACGAAGGTCAATATCTCTCTGAAGAACTTTCATTCTACGATTGGTATCATCCGTCACCTTTTCCATACGAATGATGTCGTCTTTCAACCCTTGTTTAATATCTCTGGTATAGTCTATTGCCTCTTCTAGTTTCGTCACTACAAGAGCATTGTCTGCTTTAATGGCTTGTATGTCGATGTTCTCAACAATCTCTTTCATGTCCATGTAGTCTTTGTAGAACTCAAAACCAGCCCATAAACCACCTGCAAGAGTAGATAGAACTGTAAAGAGGACCATCATCTTGCCCCCTTTCAACTTCATACCAGCAATTTCTACTTCTGCCATTATTCTCTCCTAGTCCTCAAACTGTAATGCTTTTAGTTGGTTGAGTTCCCTCTCAAGTCTGAGTATTTCTAATCGTTTCTTTGATAGTTCTAGTTGATAAAGAGTATTACAGTTGACCCTTGACCTTGGTCTTGCGCCAAGTGGTATCACAATTCTTGCATACACACCAACGTCTGGCGAACTGTCATCAAATTGTGGATCACCTCTTTGAATGCCTGTAACACCAAACTCAAGGTTTGTTGCAGAGCCAATAGAGTTTTGACAATCTAAATCCCCAGCACGAAATCTATCACTTCCAAAGTTGCTTGGCGCACTTGGAATACTCAAGTTCAAAGATTGACCATATGCATTAAAGCTGAATAGCAATGCGAGCAATGCTATAACGTATTTCATCGTTTTACTTTAGAGCATATTCTTGAGGATACGAATGTTCCCGCTCCCTTATATAACTTAGATTTTGTACAAACATATACGACTTTATTAGCAACTTCTTTTTGAAAATACACCTTAATCGTTTTTCTTTTCGTATAAGGAAGTTTGAATAGTCGTTGAAACGATGCAAATGGAAGCCTGTTCCACTGACCATCAAATACAGATATTTGATAGTAATCAACATCACTTCTTCTGTTGTACATCTTAATCTCTGTAGCATATACATCAGTCACTTCAGATTGTTTAATCTTTAAATATGCCGGTGTCATTTCATGAGCAGCAGCGCTAAAGGAAAACAATAACGCTGCTGCTAAAATTGCAATTTTCATAATATCTTACCTTACTTTGCGATACACTCCGCATTTACAAGTGTTGTATATGTACCAGCAGGGAGAGCCTTACTGTTACCGTAGTCTACCTGTGAAGAGATTTTGAACTTAGTTGTACCAGCAACCGTCAAATCATATTCGTGAGTGTTGTTGAATGTTATTTTGTTAGTGTCATAGTCCGCCATTCCAGTATCAGATACACTATGAACTTCAACATTCCCTGTGAATGCTAGAGTATCTGTTAGGCTTGGTGAACTTGAAAATTCACTTGGAAATGTTATTTTTCCTTTAAACGCATCAGCAAGCGCTACGTCATAACGAATGATTGGTTGAACACCACCATCTGCCGCAGTAGTAGAAAGTCTGCTTGCAAGTGGTGTGCCATATACACCTTGTGTTTCAGTAAAGATTACACACTTAGATTCTACTGTTCCTGTGATTGGTGCATTTTCGTTTGCGAGTGCTTGACTTGCAAATACTGCTCCAACGATTGCTAAAAAATAACCTATCGTTCTCTTAGCCATATTCTTATCTCCTATTTGTCGTACTGTGACCTAATGATTGTTTCAAACTTTTGGTCTTTAGCGAGGCTTCTCATTGCCCTTCTGTTATCAGGTAATGTACCATCTTTTAACTCAATAGTTTCTTCATAGGTGCCGCCTTGTATATCAGCAGCATAATACGAATCAAATTTAGGAACAAGAGACATTTGATCAAACAAAGCAGCAAGCTGTGCTGCATTGTTTAGTAGTGGATTGTTCTCTTGTGCTAATTGTCTTCTCTTTTCCTTGTCCTCTAAACTATTCTCTTCATCATCTTTACGTTCATCATCTTCATCATCTACATCTGCTTTGTCTGCAAGAGCGTTTTGTACTTCATCTGAATCAAATGGATTTATAATTACAGGCAATTCTGGTGGTTCATCTTGTGGGCATAACGGATTCGTCAGTGGGTCAAGACAGTCGTCAAATATATAGCTATAACGAACATTAGCGTCTGTTATAGTTCCTTCGCCAGTTGTAGTCAGACTTCCATCCCCCCATATTTCTCTTGGTAGATTTGCAACGGGTATATTCTTATCAATCGTGTTACCGTCTAATCCAGACCAATCATCTGTGCTTTCAAAGATGTTTTCACCACCGCCAACTCTTTCATTTTGAATCGTTACTGTAAAGTCGTCTTCTCTAACCTTTGTTACTGTATAGTTATAATGTACTTGATTTACGATAAGACCAGTTTCAGGTGGTAGTATCGTTTGCATGTCCCATACTGTTTGACCGTCTGCTGCATTTCCAGACGTAGCAGTCTTTGTCTCAGAGTAAGCTGAGAATGGTAAGCAAACCGAGAACAATGCCGCCACCAATAAGGGTAATCGTGCTATCGTCATCCATTACACTCCTAACTGTATTTTCTTCTTTTGGCTGCATCGCTTCATCGTCTTGCCACGCTGCTTTAGCCTCAACTCCAATCTTACCATCATACGGGCAGGGTGTTCCGGCGTGCATCATAGCATCAAACACTCGTTTATCTTGACACATCACAGATACAGCAGCAACTTTCATTCCCATATCATATAGCGTTTTAGCATTCTTCAACTTCTCACAATTCATATCTCGTACAGTCTTACCAGCAGACAGACCTAGAATCTGTGTCTGAACAGCGCCGGAAACGCCAATCGTACACAAATCAGAATTTGAGGTATTGATAGTGGGAGAAATAGCAGACGGCGGAGGAGACTTAACCGTAGTCGTAGAGTCAATTCTACTGGTATTATCCGTCGTTATCTTATCTTCTGTTTGTGCATATGCGCTTGTAGATGCAAAAATTAAAGCAAACAAAGCAATGATAAATCTATTCATCTCATCAATCCTAATACAAATTATTTCTACTTCATGTGTTTATTTATACAAAAAGACTTTACACAGTGTGATAAATCGTGTAGTATAAGAATACATCAAAAAGGACGAACGAATGGAAAAAACGATAAAAGACATGGCTATTGAAGCGATTGACGAGGCTCGTATTCTAGAGAGTGGTCGTGAAGAATTTAGTGAGACTCATATGCTAGAGACTGCTGAACTTCTCTCTGGTGTGCCATACTTCATGGTCAAGGATGTATATGAAAGGATTAACCGATGAAAACATATCGGGTCGAACAAGCCAAGTACAATCTCAAATGGCATAAAGATGCTGAGATGCTGAAGAAGTATAATCTAAACTGGGTGCAAACACTCAGGACGATGATGTGGGCTAAACCAGAAGTCTTTCACACGTTCATCTATAAGAACGATAATCTAGTTGCACTACACACTCGTAAGACTTTTCACGAAGCAGAGGCTCTGGGTAAGAAAGTATGTTCGTATAAATAGACGAAAGAGAGATTGCAAGGACACACCTATGCTTGGATTAAAACAGTTTGTTAATAGAAATACGCTCTCTGAAGCCTCTGGTCTTGACCTCGACCTCAAAAAGATGTATACCACATTTAACAAATTATACTTTAATAACGAACTTCCAAATGATTTTCCTATTAGTTGGTATAAAAATAAACGTCTAGGCGGGGAAGTTGCAGTTATGGTAAAGGGGCGTGGCCCTTCTAGAGAAGTTGTGCGTGTAGGACATTTGAAGATATCTAATATCCTTGAGCGTGATAAGAAGAGTGTCGTTGCTATATTGTTGCACGAAATGGTCCATGTGTATGTTGCAGCAGTGCTAAGAAGTGTTGAACATCATGGCCCAGAGTTTGAGAAGAAACGAAAAGAGATTAGTAAAAAGTCGAAGATTGATATTCCCATGACTGATGCGATGGATAGTCTGGGATTAAATTCTACACTGAAAGAAAAGAAGAAGAATCATCTTATAGTTTTATATGTCAATAAGCAGATGGGCGCATATGTTCATCTATATACTGAGAGTGTGAAGAATCAGAAAGATGAAATTATAGACCATTTCGACAGTTATGAAAAACGTCTAGTCGAGAAATATAAGATTGTTATGATTGGCGTTGCTCCTACAAATCTCCACCACACATTACCTGTCAAGAGAAAATTTAAGAAGGCTGGTGTAGGTGGTGGGTCTGCAATACAACCAGAAGATTTTAAAGCGTTGACTTCGCATTGGAAAAGTAATAAGTCAGACGTTATAAAAGTTATTGCAGGAAAATAAAAGGACACGCCTATGCTTGGATTAAAACAGTTTATTAATAGAAATACGCTCTCTGAAGCAAAATTTGGGCCGAATAATTTTCCAAATGGAGTGGGAGGAGATAAACCTCAACAGGGAACAAGAACCATTTATGCTCCAGTTGCTGGTAAGGATTATTCATATCCAGAGGGATTTCCAACACTAAGTAAAACAGATTTGGTAGATAAAAATGGAGAGGTAATTAAAAGTCTCTCGGCTGGAACAACTGTTTGGTTTACTGCCCCAGCTACACTGTACAAGAGACAGATATCAGGAATTCCCGGTGGTAAAGTTCCTTTAGATCGATTTTTCGCAAAAGTATCATTAAAAGGTTATGATAAACCTTTTGATGGATATGTTCCAATTGGTAATATTAAAAAACCGGGCGGCAAAAGTCAGAAAAGAGTTGCCTCTGGAACTAAAACTCAAGAAGAATGTGCGGCGTTTATAAAAGAGTTGTGTTTAAAAGAAAAAATATCATTTAAGTCTGAGTATTCAGTTGCACCTAGTAGCTCAACAAAACCAGATTTGGTAATGACAATTGGTAAAAAAAGAATTCAATTTGAGATAAAGGGAACTAACGCTAGAGCTAATGAAATTACTTTTTTTGATATAACTGCAAGAAGAAAGCAAAATGCTAAATCAGAAGCGGGTAAAGCAGAATTAGATGCCACGGCAGAGTTATATATTGAGAATGTTCCAGAGCTTCAAAAAGTATTTGAAAAACCAAATAATACTTGGAATAGTATTCGTAAAAAGAAAGGAAATGAAGGTGGTGCCTTCCATGCTATAATGGAGTATGCTAAAAGCATGGACTCTACCATTGGATATGCTGGAGACAAAGGAGTAGTTAAATCTGGTAAACTCCCCTCTGTATTTAAAACTACAAATAAATCATTAATGGTAAAGATTCATGTAAAGATATTAGAACATTTTACAAAAGGTGGGGATGATTATTTTGTAATTCACGATAGGTCAAGTGATACTTTTGAAGTATATAATGTAAATAAACAAAATGATATATTGAAAATGCAGACTTTACCTGTATTTAAAGAATTTAGATTATCAACATATGGTGGTCCATCTGCTGCTGGAACCCGTGTTGGATTTAAGATTAAGTTGTAGGGAACGTAATATGAAAAACTTTAACTCCTATCTCATAGAACAAAAGAATACTCATATGGAGCATATTGAGGACAACGTTCTCAATGGCGGCGTGAATGGCGCTCGTGAAGCGATTAACTTTCTACGTTCGCTTCGTGATATGCTCTCAGGCGATGCTAAGACTACAGTAGACGCTACGGTGAAATGGGACGGCGCTCCAGCCGTATTTGCAGGGATTGATCCAAATGATAACAAATTTTTCGTTGCCAAGAAGGGTATCTTTAACAAGAACGCTAAGGTATATAAGACAGAAGCTGATATTGATGCAGATACGTCTGGTGATTTGGCAGATAAACTTAAGGCTGCGCTACAAGAGTTTTCGAAACTGGGCATCACAGGTGTCATTCAAGGTGACCTTCTCTTTACCAAAGGTGACACGAAAGACATTACCTATAATGGTGTCAAGCATATTACTTTTCATCCTAATACCATTGTTTACGCTGTACCAAAAGACACTCCATTGGGTCGTCAGATTGCACGAGCCAGAATCGGTGTCGTATGGCATACTACTTACACGGGTGACTCATTTGAAACAATGCGGGCAAGTTTTGCGAAGCCAATTGCACAAACTCTGACAGACACATCTAGAGTATTCTCTACCGACGCCGTATATCGTGATGTTTCTGGCAAAGCTATGATGACTGAAAAAGAGACTGCTGCGATTACAGCAATCCTATCAGACGCTGGTAAGATTTTCAATAAGATTGACCGTGATACACTCAATGGCATTTCGGACAACGATGAACTTCTTATGAGAACAAAAACCTTCCTCAACACAAAGGTTCGTGCTGGTGAGAGAATGGGAAACACGACAAAGCTAACCAAAGACCTTATGAAGTATCTCATGGATTACTTTGGAAAAGAAGAAGGCAAGCGTATTACGGACAAGGGTAAGTCTGGCGTTCGTAATCGTCAAGCATCTGTTATGGACTATTTTACAAAGACTGATAGCAGAAAAATCAAATTGATTTTTGACCTGATGGATAAGATTGTGCAAGCGAAGGAAATCATCATCAAGAAGATGGACCAAGCAGCTACAATCAACACGCTACTCTCTACAAAAGATGGATACAAAGTTACGGGTCAAGAAGGCTTCGTTGCTGTAGATAGAATGAAAGGCAATGCTGTAAAGCTAATTGATAGACTTCAGTTCAGTCACGCTAACTTCTCTGCTGATGTGAAGAAAGGTTGGCAGAAATGACAGTATGTCACATCGCATAAATAGTTCTATCAGATAAGCAAAAATGTAGTATCTGATTATGACTCCTACACACTAAATAAAAGCAAGAGACGCCGAAAGGGTTTCTTGCTTTTTTAATATTGAAAACGTAGGAGTTTTAACCATGTCAGTAAAAACATATTTCAAAAAGAAAATGGATAACTGGGTAGTAGATCGTCAGATTAATGTTTGCAATCAAATGCTAGGTATGTATGCACTGGGTCCAACTCATCGTAAAGAGGTAGAACAGATTTATAGTAGACTATTAGCAGAACGCAGAAGCCGATAAAATATCTTTCATGAAGAACTATAAATAGGGTTGATGCTTGATGTGTCAGCCCTATTTTTGTATGTGAGGATTGTTATGAAACCAACGAAAGCGTATATATTAAAAATCGATACTGATATATCAAACGAGTATGCAAAGACTGCTGCTGATTCCTGTGATAAAATAGGAATGCCTTGGGAGTATTTTGAGGGTCTTCAGCCAACCGAAGACAATGATAGCCCTTGGGAATACGTTCAAAAGCAAGGCGTTAAGTTTGACAATAAGAAGCCAAGCACAAAAGGCAAAGCTGCTATGGCAACAGCAGGTCACTTTCTTCTGTGGCACAAGATAAGAGAAGAGAATGATTGTGCGATTATTTTAGAGCATGACGCACTTCTATATCACAAAGTAGATATAGACATACCGGACAACGCACTCGTTTGTCTAGGATATAAAGTCAAAGACCCCGAAAGCTATAATCACGAACAGATTGGACCTCCCTCACGATTAGAGGAGAGGCGAAGACACGGTGGCGCTCACGCATATGCTCTCACTGCGGCTACAGCAAACACATTGCTAGAGAACGTAAACAGTGGTAAGAGAATCAATCATATTGACAATCAGTTCTTTCTAACAGATAATAGTCGTGGCGATGTTAAGTTGTTTATCACAGACCCAATAGCCGGTATTGGTTGGTTGAGAGAATCGACAATTTGGGGTAAAACAGCAGTTGATAATTATCAGCCTATATTAGAGTCTTTCAAAGAGAACTACAAATCAAACGAAAATCTAGGCGAGAAAAAAGGTGGTGGTATTTAAATGAAACGATTGTTATTTCAAATCTATATTCCTATTCGTGGGCAAAGTAATCTGTATGATCTATGTACAGAGTCAGCAGCGAAGTATTGCGAGAAGTATGGCATCGACCATGTGATTATGAGAGAGCCAAAACTTCGTATCAATCCAGAGATGGCTCGTACTGGGCGTAACAAGATTGGATTGATGAAAGAAGCAGGCTATCTACCAATCTTCGAGAAGGAGTGGGCATTCACATATCTAGATGATTATGACCAGATTGCTGTTATCGATTCTGATATTTTCATTCGTGAATCAGCACCAAACATCTTTGATGACTTGCCATCAGAATATGATTGGGGTGGTGTGCTAGAAAGAGACCTACCACTCTCTCATAATCATCGAAGAAAGATTCGTGGATACTCTGGTGATATGTTCAAGAAAGCACCATGCAATGATGTTGACTGGCAGTGGAACGAAGACGGCGCTGGATTTATGAATATGGGTATGATGCTATTCAACAACTCGATTCGCAAGTATGTTCCTGAGTACAAAGAACCTGATAAATTCATTCATCGACCAATGTTCAAAGACCTTGTAGATGGTGTTGGATTATTTCGCTACTCGACAGACCAAGTGCTGTTGAACTATTGGCTTCGTAAAGACGGTGCTAATGTCAAGCATATGGACTGGCGATGGAATGCTTTGTATCGTGGTGCTGAAGACAGTAAGATTCCAGAAGCACACTTCGTTCACTTCTTTCTCAAGGATCATCTGGGTGATAAGGGCGAAGATATGAACGCTATCAAAGGAATCCTTGGGATATGAAGAAACTGTTTATTCACATACCAAAGAATGATAAAATTTAAGGATTATTATTATGTCTAAACCACTTTTCTTCATTCATATAGGCAAAAATGGAGGTATGACAATTCGCAGTTCAAACTTGTTGAAAGGCAGAGTGTCTATAGCCACACCCAATACACACAAAGAAGGTCATGCTGATGCTGTTAAAAAGAAGATGGCTGAAACCAAAGACCATCAGGGATACGAACACGCAAGATGGCGTGATATTGATAGCAAATATCACCAATCTCATAAATTCTTTGCAATCATTAGAAATCCTTGGGATAGAGTTGTGTCACGATATTGGTTTGCTAAAAAGGTCATTGAAGTAGAGAAGAAGGAAGACTCTACTTATGCAGATGTGTCATCATTTGAAGCGTTTCTTGAGGAGCGATTCAAGTGGGGCAATGTTCCTCTGATGTGGCATAGAGCCGTTAGAAATTGGTATCCTGCATTTGAACACGTTCGAAATGATGCTGGCAATGTTATGACAGACATTCTCCGATTTGAAAATTATAATGAAGATGTTTGCCAATATTTTGATATCAAAGAAATGACTCGGGCCCGTAATGTGACAGCGCTCAACCCCAACTCATATAAAGATATGTACACACCAGAGACTATTCAAATCGTTGCTGACTGGTATGATGTTGATATCAACACATGGGGGTACGATTTCGATACTGGACCAACCAAAAACTATTGGGCTTTGAGCAATGAAACTTAATGAAATCTTCAGAAAACACTCTTGTGATAAAGACAAGCATCATTACTATGAGGTATATGCTAAAGACTTTGAGACACGGAGAAACGACCCCATCAATATCTTAGAGGTTGGTATTTGGAAGGGTACAAGTCATTCATCTTGGATTGAATATTTTCCTAATGCTCAAGTCTATGGTGTTGATATCTTCACTCGAATTACGCCAGAAGAACTCTCCATTTTAAAACATGATAGAGTTCATTGGATGAAAGCAGACTCTACCTTGCCAGAAATGAAGAGTGCTATCGAATCTGCTTGGGGTGATGTTAAGTTCGATTTCATCATCGATGATGGTCTTCACACACCAGAAGCAAACACAAAGACGTTTGAAAATCTTATCGGTTTTCTAAAAGACGACGGCATCTTCTATGTGGAAGACGTTTGGCCTCTTGATATCATGACAGAAAATGAGTGGTCACATCAGTGGGTTAAAGATAGACCAGATCGTTATAACTTAGAACTTTGGGGCGGTTTTGCGAAAGCAATAAATCAATATAAGGTAACGAATATTGATTTGAGGAAATCATCTCGTATACCAGACAGTTACATTGTAAGGATAGAAAGATGAAATGTTTTGCAATCGTAATGAAAGACCACGCTCTATCTGAGGGGGGATACAAAACTCTCGTTGAGTCATCAGAAAATGTTGGAAATGACTTTACAATCGAAAGGTTTGATGCTATCGTAGCAGATAATGTCGATGAGCATATGGAGAAAGAAGGTCTGAAGTGGACATGGCCAGACAGCGGTCGTGTATACAACGAGGAACTCAAGATGAAGTTTCATTATTATGGTGGTCCACCAAAGCGTCGTTATGCTTGTGCTATGAGTCACTACTATCTGTGGAAGAAGTGTGTAGAAGAGAGCGAACCAATTCTAATTCTAGAACACGATGCTAAGTTTCTTCGTAAGTTTGACGCTCAATATGTGATTGACTCAGACTATGAAGTGATTGGTATCAACGAGCCAAGAGGAAACACTCGTATGGATGGTCGTTTTCATTCTGTGGTGCAAACAGCACCTGGACCACTTGTTGACTGCCCAGTGATTGATAGTATGGAAGTTCCACAGGGTATCGCTGGTGCTTCAGCATATGTCATTAAACCAGAAGGAGCAGATCAAATCATCGGTGCTGCTTATGATCATGGAATGTGGCCCAATGATGCATTGATATGTCAACAACTCTTTCCATTTCTTGGTGTCACTAAGACATACTATACTGATACACAAAGATTAAAATCAACAACATTTACTAATGCATAATAAGCGATAACGCTATTATATCATGTTTGAAGAGATAGTCAATACTTATTTCGTATAAATAATCAACATATCATAGACCAGTCAAGTCTACGGAAAACCTGGAGAGAAAAATGGAAGACGAAAAGAAGTCCAAAAAGGACAAGAAGAAGAACGATGCTGTCGTAAAGAATACGATTGATATCAATCCATCGTTAGAAGAGGCCGTATCACCAACAGCGGTATTCTCGTTTGGAAGGATGAATCCTCCCACGATTGGGCATGAAAAACTCGTTGACAAGATCAACGCAGTCGCAAAACAGAACAATGCGATGTCACACCTCTATCTCTCACAATCATACGACTCAAAGAAGAACCCACTACCATATGCTACTAAGATTGCTCTCGCAAAGAAAGCATTTGGTAATATGGTCACAAAGTCTCGCTCAAAAACGCTTATGCAGGTTGCTAAAGAGCTAGAAGACATGGGTCATACAAAACTGATTATGATTGCTGGTTCAGACAGAGTTGAAGAGTTTAAAACCCTACTCAACAAATACAACGGTAAAGACTACACATTCGACTCTATTGAAGTCGTATCTGCTGGCGAACGTGATCCAGATGCTGAAGGCGCTGCTGGCATGTCAGCGTCTAAGATGCGAGCCGCTGCTTCTGCGGGTGATGAGAAAGCGTTCAAGTCTGGTCTTCCTAAGAAGCTACAGAGTTCTGCAAGTAAGGTGTACCAAGCAGTCAGAGATGGTATGAAGATTGCTGAAGAGATGGAACAAGAGCTTGGCGAAGACTTGATGTTCGAAGCTGTTCTCAGTGTCGCTGATCGTAAAAAGAGAGCAATGTCTTTCAAGAAAGCCAAAGCTAAGATTATGCGTGGTCGTAAGATTGCTGCAAAGAAGATGGCATCACCTGAGAAGTTGAAACTTCGTTCTCGTAAAAAAGCAATTGAGATCATCAGAAAGAAAGTTGCTGGTGCCAAAGGTTTAGATTATAAAAACCTCGGTCCATCAGAAAAGATGGCGATTGACAAGAAGGTTGAAAAAAAGAAAGGTGCTATTGCAAAGATTGCTAAAAAGCAATTCCAAGGAGTAAAGAAAGCTGAGAAAGAAAGACTTGCAAAGGTTAGACAAGGCCCAGCTGAAGAAAGCGTCAATGAAGAGTTTGAAAATCTTTTTGAAAGAGAAGATAAAGATATTGGTGATAAGAAGGGTTCTCAGCCCGCTAAGTATCATAGTGGTCTTGCTAAATCTACAAAGCAAAAGCGTGATGCTCAGTTTAGCAAAGCAGCAGAGAAAGATAGCGATGATGCATCTGCTTATCCAGACAAACACGCAGGCGACTCTGATGCTGTAACAAAGACTTCAACGCATACAAAGCGCTATCATCAGATGTTTGGCAAAGAAAGCACAGTCAAGCATGACCAACGTTTCAAGCGTTATAGAGTCAACATGGCAAAGCCAGTTGAACTTGATGAGAAGGGTTTCATCGAAGAAGTTGACTATATGCTCAATGATGTTTTGAACGAGATGTTCGAAGAAGTGATTGTAGAAAAATCTCTTGAGGGATTAAAAAAAAAATCTGAAAAGTCTGGTATCTCCTATGGCATTCTAAAGAAGGTCTATGATAGAGGTATGGCTGCTTGGAGAACTGGTCATCGCCCAGGCGCTGGTCAAGAGCAGTGGGCGTATGCTCGTGTAAACTCTTTCATTACAAAAGGAAAGGGTACATGGGGTAAAGCTGACGCTGACCTAGCCGCTAAAGTTCGTAGTGAAGAAATTGTTCATGATAACTGTGGAACACCGGAATGCTGTGGTCAATGTGATACCACAACAGATGATGTGAACGAATCGTTTACTGATATGCTTAACGATACAATGTTTGCTAATAAATTCTCGGAACAAACAGCAAAGGATGGATTCGTTCCATCAGTCGTAGAATCTTCAGATGTAGACGAGTCTAAATTAGGACTTATGTTGAACAAAGATAAATATAAAAAAGCTGTCGAATTAGTTAAAAAAGAAAGAGCTAAAGACAAGACTCATAGTGTGGGTTATTGGGCAGCAGAAGTCATTCGCATGAATAGTCTCAAACTTGACGCAAGAACGCTTGCTAAAATGGTTGATGAAGAATATGGTGCAGGTGAAGAGGGTACAGATGAGTTGAACGCTAAGTATAAGAAGGACACACCCGGCCAATGATGAAGTTTGAGCAACATGCGGATGTAGAAAAAGCTATGTGGTTTATGGAGGCAAATGATATTCCACTTGTAGATAATGTGTATCGTCCGCTTTCAGAAAGCTATTTTGAATTCTTTCGTGAAGCAAGACAATACTATAAAGATGGTAAATTGAATGTGTCTCCGCTTGATGCTCAAATTCTAGAGACCAATCTTGGCGAGATGGCTGACTATCAAGGGGAAGAAGTTCCTCTTGATTGCCCGCTTGTCGAAGAAGATGAACCAGAACTCAATAAGCCAAAGCGTGGTGGTCCAAAGAAGTTCTATGTGTATGTCAAAGACCCGTCTACAGGCAATGTAAAGAAAGTTACTTGGGGTGATACAACGGGTCTTAAAGCTAAGATCAATGACGTTGCTGCTAGAAAGTCATTCGCTGCAAGACATAAATGTGATACAAGAAACGATAAAACAAAGCCATCTTATTGGGCGTGTCGTCTACCACGATACGCTAAGATGCTTGGTATGCAAGTTGATAACCCTAGCTCTTGGTGGTAAAATATGAAGCCTTATATAGATTATGAAAAAGAAGGTGGTGTTTGGATTCGTGAGTTCGACGATGATACGACTGAACTTGAATGGCACCGTGATGAGACAGATAGACTTGTAGAAGTTATTGAAGGTGATGGTTGGATGTTTCAATACGACAACGACTTACCATTTAGTATAAATAGTTCAAATACAATATTCATACCTAAAGAAACGTTTCATCGTCTTCATAAAGGTAAGAACAAATTAAAAATTAAGATAAAGGAATATTCAGATGGTTGAAGACGCTTTAGAACTTTTAGAGAAATTTGCAAAGGTCAGTAAAAAGACTGATGACGGTGATGGTATGGACCCTGTTGGAAAAGCAGATGCTGATATCGATAATGATGGTGACGTAGACGATTCTGATAAGTATCTTAAAATGCGCCGTAAGGCAATCGGTAAGGCTATCGCTAAAAAAGAAGCTAAAAAGTAATTACACAAACTCAAGAAGGAGATACGCCATGGCACTCTGGGGTACATCAGATGCTGACGAAGCAAAACCAAAGTATTTAACAGACGCACAGAAGAAGCAGGTCTATGCTACATCCGCTGGTTGGGTCGCAGAGCCTGGTCTTTCTGGTAACGGCAATGCAAGCGCCCAACCAGAAGTTCTAGTTGCTATCGGCGCTCAAGCTGTTGGCATTGGTGCTGCTGATATTACTGAAATCGAATTCATCACAACTGCAATTGCAGCAGCTACTGCTGCTCCTCTCTCAGTTCGTGTTCGTTTCAACGAAGCAGTTGATGTTGATACCACTAGTGGTACACCACAGCTAACTGTAACGAATGATAGCGCTGGTACAAGCACCAGTGTTAATATCGTTCTGCCATATGCTTCTGGTACAGGTACAAACGAACTTGTATTTACGCATACATGGTCATCAGGCGAACTACTTGCAACAGACGTAGTGTCTATCGGCGCTAACGCTACTGCTCTAAATAGTGGTACTATCAAGGATGCTGGTACTTCTACTGTTTCCACTATCACTAACTCAAGTGCTATCGGAACAGCAGCAGGTACAATTACCGTATCTTAATTTTTTGTAACACTGTGGATTTATCATGGAATTAACTGAACAAACTTTTTTAATTTATGCGTCAAAGCACTATGATAACCCACAGTGTTCAAGCTATGAAGAGTTCGAGGATGATCTGAAACGTATACAGTATCTCAAGCGACTCTTCAATCGTTATGAAGGTTCAGGCGAGTTAAAGGAACGGCTAATACTCAATCATATTATAGTTCTCTATAACTGTTTTGGTTTAGCAGCAACTAATATCTTATTTTTAAAGCTAGAAGAACATTCAAAAGTTCTAAAGCCGTTCCTCCTGAAACTTAATTTTATGCCAGATTTTGTGGTATATAATAAGAAGCGTGTATTAAGTACAGACATTGGTATGGATTCAAATGTAATAGAGAAGATTAGGAACATCTAATGATTGTCGATTTATTCCTCGTATACAACATGGTTAAACGACTTGCCACTCCTTTCAATGAGTGGGAAGCGTACAAACGTGGAATAATTGATGAGCGTGGTAATATTCTAAAGAGCAGAAAAGACTTGCGTACAATTAAAGAACGAGATGCGTTTGGTCTATACGATTTAATGATTTTAAATCTAAAGAGATTAGTCGAGAAGATTCCTGGCGGTAAAACAAGATTGGGTTCGTATGCGGCTGCTTTGTATCTTGTCAAAGAAGGTAAGGACTACACTGAAGAAACTTCCAATGAGGTTCTTCGAGAAGGATTCATGAGGCACTACACAACACTCTCAGAGAACAATGATATCAATCTTCGCTTTGAAGAGATTGCTAATGCTGCTGGTGGTGGTAATGTCGCTGGATTGCCACCTGATGATCCAGTAGTATCTAAGAAATCACAGAAGAAGCTGTTGAAGCGAAAAGAGCTTGAAGGAGTTAAATAATGCCTATCTTCATTTTAATCTTTGTTCTTATGGGTGTTCTAGGTGGTATCGGTTACGGTGGTTTCATGTATTATGAGGACACGCAAGAGCGCCTTGCTATCTATGCTGAGAACCAAGCGAAGCTAGAACAGGCTGTTGAAACCTCTCAAGCGACAATCAAACAGATGAATTCTGATATTCAACAGCAACAAGCACTAAACAAAGAACTTCAAAGCAATCTCACAAAAGCAACTGAGCAGCAAGACAAGCTGCGAAAGGTTCTATCGAAGCGTGACCTATCGAAAGATGCGCTGAAAGACCCACAGAATCTTGAAGAGAGGATGAAAAATGCAACTACAAAAGTTTGGGCTCGTATTGAGTCTCTTAGCGGTAACGATGCTCGCCAGCGGATGCTCCAGCGGGAGAAAGCCGCTGCCAGCAAAGATAGTAACGCAGACGGAGTACCAGTCAAAACAGATTCAGGAAGCGGCCCCGCCAAAACCAATTGAACTGTATGACGTTGATATTCGAGTTGTAAGCGAAAAGAACATCGATGAGTTCTTAGAAGAGTTTAGAGACGAAAACGGTCAACTCGCTATTGTTGCATTTTCTATTCGTGGATATCAAAACTTAGCACTAAACGTATCTGAGTTGGAACGATATATTCGCCAACAAAGGGAAGTTATCCTCTATTACGAGAAAGCGATTAAACCAGCAGATGACGGATCAGAATCAGAACCAACTGAGCAAACTTCAAAATGAAGTGAGTGACATCAAAACTACAGTTGAGACCAACAGACTTCTAGTTGATAGACTAGATAGAGCAATTGAAAAAATGGCTGAGGTATCTGGTCATATTTCAAAGTTGCTGGCGGTGCATGAAACTCGTATTGAAAATCAAGACGAAAGCATCAGTATAACTCATAAGAGAATTTCTGAACTTCGTGATGACCTCAATCATACGATGGAGCGCAACTACGACTCGATTGTAGCAGAGTTTAAAGTTGTAAGATTAATGTTCGAAAAGCACGAGAAACGTATCATCATGCTTGAAAAGTGGAAGTATGGCGTAATCGCCTCTGCCGCTGCTATAGGATTTTTAATGTCCAAGGTTGATATTTCTGCCATATTTTAGGTTGACTTTTCCTACATATGCTGTATAATAGCTTTATCGCTGTTGATGTAAGGAATAAGTTATTGAATCCTATTGATATGAAGTTTGCTAATCTCTTGTCAAATAGACTAGAGAGATTTAGCGTAAAGTCTATGCACCCATACAGGGTCAACTGTCGTTGCCCTATCTGTGGTGATTCCCAAAAATCGAAGACGAAGGCTCGTGGGTGGATACTCGAAAAGAGTCATGAATTGACTGTGTTCTATTGTCATAATTGCAATGCGAGTCATAATCTTAGGCACTTTCTAAAGTTGGTTGACCCTATGCTATACAACGACTATGTTTCTGAGCATGGTCTAGAGAAGCTATCAACTAAGAAGAAAGAGCCTACAGCACTAAACTTCAAGACACCGAAGTTTCGCAAGCGTGGTTCTCCTCTCCTCAAAATCAAAAAGATTTCTCAACTCATGCCTAATCACAAGGCACGAGTGTATGCTGAATCACGAAAAATCCCCACAAATAAACATTATAAATTATACTACGCTTCCAAGTTTGTTGAGTACGTCAACTCTCTAGTACCAGGCAAACTAGAGATGAAAGAACACTCTCGACTTGTACTACCATTTATAGATGCTAGAGGAGAGGTGTTTGGATTTCAAGGTCGAGCGTTCGATAAAGACCAGCTTAGATATATAACTATAATGCTAGATGAAGACAAAGAAAAGGTATACGGGCTACAAGATTTAGACTATAATAGTAAATATACAGTCGTTGAGGGACCAATCGATAGTTTGTTCCTTGATAATTCTATTGCGATGGCTGGTGCGTCGTTCAAGAGTTTGATGCGTACTGAGAATGCTACTATCGTATTTGACAATGAACCGAGAAATAAGCAAATCGTTGAGAAGATGGAGAAGTGTGTTAAAGAGGGATATAAAGTATGCTTCTGGCCAGACACTCCAGGCAAAGATATAAATGATATGATAATCAGCGGGATGAAATCTGCTGACATTCAACTCATTATAGATAGTAGTTCATATAGCGGTCTTGAAGCAGAAATGGAATTAATCACGTGGAAAAAAGTATGATAGAAGAGTTAGAAAGACCAATTAATTATCTTTGTTCAATTGGTGCTGATAAATTGCGGCATTCTAAAAGAACACTATTAGAACATTTGATTGGCACCTCTAATATTTTGAATAATTTTGGTCGTCCTGCTGTTGAACTAAAAGCAGGACTCTTTCATTCTATTTACGGTACTACTTATTACAAAGATTCCAAATCATTTTTAGTAGAGAGAGAAGAAATTCAGAGTATAATTGGTATCGAGGCTGAAGTTCTTGTTAATATATTTTGTAAAAAGAAAGATAGGATAAATTCTATTATTAATAATAATGTTTTATCTGACCCATGGATTACACAACTAAGATGGATAGAGTTTGCTAACCTCTTAGAGCAAAGGCCTTCTATGAGAAGTGATACAATCGTTAATGGTTTTGACTTATCTAGCGAAAACATTAACAAATTGGGGGTAATATTGAATGTTGTATAAAACTATAGATAACTTTATCGACGATCATAGTGTTAGATATATAAGAAACAAGTATCCATTACAAGGTATGAAATATGGATGGAAAGCAAATAATTCTGTCGACTCACATGGACATTGGAACTGTAGTCCAGATAATCGTTCTAAGAACATATCTAGATATCTTCCGTATGATATATCTAAGCTAAGTTATTACAAGGATACTTATTCAGACTTATTTGATATATGGGAAAACATAAAACCACATCTACCCGACGGTGACAATACGGGCGTCAATAGACTATATTTTAATGGATATACATATGGCACTGATGGATATATCCATACAGATGACCCGTGGATAGGACGGGAATATCATGAGCCATCTGAAACATGTATGGTTTATTTAAATACGCAATGGAACTATCAATGGGGCGGCGAAACTGTAATCATTAATCGTGATACGAAGGATATCGATTATTCAATTTTGCCGAAATGTGGGCGACTGTTTATATTCGATTCGAATGCTCTGCATGGTGCTAGACCATTATCTAGAATGTGTAATGATCTTCGACTTGTTCTTGTATTTAAAACTATTAAAAATAACATCAATCACCCTGCCATTAAATATATGATTCAAAACGAATTCGATATTAAACTACATTCGAATGTGTCTTGGTTTCAATATTTTTACGACATTACTGATGAGGCAATGAAACAATTTAACTTGACTACGAGTCAAATAAATGCTATACTGTACCATAAAATATACCAATCGTCATTTTTAATTACAAATAGAGATGAAATACGAAATGTTATTGGTGATAAAGCTGAAGACATTGTGTGGAGATACACAGAATTTCAAAAAGTCGGACAATCGAATTCGTCGTTTGTTGATGCTGCAAATGATAGAGATTTGACGCCAATTGAAAATGATGGAGATTTGATGATGATGGAGTTTGCTAGATTGTTACGAGAAGCGCCAGAAAGTAATAATTTGCAAATACTTAGAAATAAACTAGCAAACTAGAAGACATAAAGGAATAGGAAAAAATGGAACATATGGGAATTACAGTTAGCCCAAATAAAGACCAACTATTTGATGAGTTGGGTATTCGTCGTCTTAAAGAGTCATACATGGCTGATGATGAATTAAGCCCACAAGAACGATTTGCTTTTGTTTCTAAAACATTTGGTTCGAATCCTGAACATGCTCAACGGCTATATGAATACTCATCAAATCATTGGCTAAGTTATTCTACACCTATTTTATCTTATGGTAAATCATCGAAAGGATTACCTATTTCATGCTACTTGAATTGGATTCCAGATACTGCGGAGGGATTAGTTGATACGCTTTCTGAAACTAACTGGCTTAGTATGCTTGGCGGTGGCGTGGGTGTTGGGTTTGGCATTCGTTCTGCTGGTGATAAGTCTACGGGCGTCCTCCCACATCTAAAGATGTATGACGCTTCTTCTCTTGCGTATCGTCAGGGCAAGACTCGTCGTGGTTCTTATGCTGCTTATCTTGATATTGACCATCCAGATATTCTGTTGTTCCTTGAGATGAGAAAGCCTACTGGCGACCAGAACTTTCGTTGTCTCAATCTTCATCACGGCATCAATATCTCTGACAAGTTTATGAATCTTGTAGAGAAGTCTATGCTTGATCCAAACGCAGATGATAGTTGGGAACTCAAAGAACCAGAGACTGATGAAGTTAGAGAAGTTGTGCCTGCTCGTGAGTTGTGGCAGCGTATTCTTGAAATGCGTATGCAAACTGGTGAGCCATACATTCACTATATTGATACGTCAAATCGCTATCTTCCATCTTGGCTCAAAGATAAGGGTTTGAAGGTTAGACAATCAAATCTCTGCTCTGAGATTACACTACCTACAGACAATGACCGCACTGCTGTTTGCTGCTTATCGTCTTTGAATTTGGAGCATTATGATGAATGGTCTCAGAATGAACAGTTTCTAGAAGATGTTCTAGAGATGCTTGATAACGTCTTACAAAAGTTTATCAATGATGCACCTGATTTTGTTTCAAGAGCTAAATACTCTGCTATGCGAGAACGGTCAGTTGGTGTAGGCGCTCTTGGGTTCCATGCATATCTTCAGAAGAGAAATACTGCATTCGAATCTGCTGTTGCTAAGTCTCTCAACATGCGTATTTTCAAGCATATCAGAGAAGGCCTAGACGTAGCAAATTTGAAGCTGGGTAAGAGCAGAGGAGAAGCACCTGATGCTAAGGGTACTGGTCGTCGTTGCAGTCACGTTATGGCTGTTGCTCCTAATGCATCTTCTTCCATCATTATGGGCAATACATCTCCTTCTGTCGAGCCTTGGAGAGCTAATGCATACAGGCAAGACACACTAAGTGGTTCATTTCTAAATAAAAATAAGTTTCTTGACGCTTTAATCAAGAAAAAGATTGACGAAGACCCTTCAATCAACTATGATAGAGTTTGGTCATCGATAATTGCACACGAAGGTTCTGTACAGCATGTGAAGTTTCTTTCTGATTACGAGAAAGATATATATAAGACAGCAATGGAAATTGACCAGCGTTGGGTTATCGAACACGCTGCTGATAGACAGATGTTTATTGACCAAGCACAGTCTCTGAACGTATTCTTTCGGCCAGACGCAAATGTGAAATACTTACACGCTGTTCATTTCTTAGCGTGGAAAAAGGGTCTGAAAACGATGTACTATTGCCGGTCTGAAAAGATTGGTAAAGCAGACAAAGTGTCTCGTCGTATTGAAAGGCAAGTTATTCAAGAACTAGATATGACTGCCCTTGCTATGGGTGAAGATTGTATTGCCTGTGAGGGTTGATGATTAAAGGAGCGTTATAATGTTTATGACTGAAGATACGAAGACTTCGTGGAACACACCAAAGGTTGGTTATGAACTAACTGAGAAGCTATCGTTTGAAGATAAAGCTGTTAAAAAGTTTGTGCCAGTACTCAAAGAAATTGGTGTGCATCCGTATCGTTGGGTTCGTCTCACTGTTCCAGAGGGATTCATCTACAAACCATACTGTATGCCAATGGCTCCTGGTTTGAAGCAGTTGCTTGATATTGATTTTGCTAGGAAGGCGTATGTTACATATGACTATCTAGCGTGGAAACTTCGTTGTTATAATGAAGTTAATAAGGTAAACGAAATATCAAAGGAAGCAGAAGAAGCTATCAACGAACTGTTTTTGATGATGGTTGATTCCGAAACAGTGAAGTATCCTATTTCAAAATGGAAGAGATATTTGATTGAGAGGTTGATTAAAAACCTCAACGGGGTCGCATTGAAGCCTCGCTCTGAAGACGATAAAAGAGTTGCTAATGAACATTAAAATAGTTACATCAGATTGGTGTACTTATTGCGAAGCCGCAAAGAAACTTCTGAGGGATAATGGGTTAGACTATACCGAGGTTGACTTGGCTGATAGTTTTGACCTCATGGCTGAATACAATCTTCGTACAGTCCCTCAGATTTTTGTTAATGAAAATTTACTAGCGGGAGGTTATACTGGTCTCAAAGAGAGCATAGACCTCCTAAAGAAAGGAGATGACGATGAATAAAATCGTTATTGCTGGACTGGTATTCGTAGCAGTCGTTGTTGGTGTTGTGTATATATTTGGAGCTGATATTAAAAGTTCCTTTGTAGAGAAGTCAGTACCAGCAGCTACAGTACCCGAAACCCCAACTCCAATCAAAAAGTAAGGAGAACTACAATGCAATGGTTTAAAGATCGAATGTCAGAGCGTACTACACTAGACGGCACAGTAATGGTTGTCGGTGGTCTTGTACTGCTTCTATTGCCAGTAACAGTTGTTAAGATTGTCGCCGGTTGCGCTCTTGCCTATGGCGCATATACACTAATCATGAAAGGCTAAAAAACATATGCTAACCGATGAGAGGCTTTATTTTAAGCCATTTAACTATCCTAAAATGTATGATCTATGGTTAAAGCACGAGCAATCTCATTGGTTGCATGGTGAAGTGCCGATGATGGAAGATATCAAAGACTGGCGTAATCGTTTATCAAGCGCCGAAAAATATTTTCTTGTACAAATCTTTCGGTTCTTTACGCAATCCGATATCGACGTGGCAGGTGGTTACGTTAAAAACTACCTGCCACACTTTCCTCAACCAGAAGTCCGTATGATGCTTATGGGATTTGCTGCTCGTGAAGCAATCCATATCGCTGCATATTCACATCTAATCGAAACTCTTGGTATGCCAGAAAGCACATACAATGAGTTCCTAGAGTATGATGCTATGCGTGAGAAGCATGAATACTTTATGGCTAAGGTAGATAACGAAGCAGTGCTACCAGTCAAGATGGCTGCAATCTCTGCATTCACTGAAGGACTAGCACTATTCAGTTCGTTCATTATGCTACTGAACTTTCCTCGTCATGGTAAGATGAAGGGCATGGGTCAGATTGTTACTTGGTCTATCGTTGATGAAACGATGCACGCCGAAGGCATCATTGCTTTGTTTCGTTCATACCTTGAAGAGAAACCAGAACTTTGGAATGATGATACGAAGGGTCAAATCTATTCTATCGCAGAGAAGATGGTAGAACTTGAAGACGATTTCGTTGACCTAGCATTTCAGATGGGTGAGATGGAGAATCTCACAGCAGCAGAAGTCAAGCAATATATTCGTTACATCGCTGACCGTCGTTTGATTTCTATGGGTATGAGAGGCATCTTCAAAGTCAAGAAGAATCCTTTGCCGTGGGTAGAGGAAATGATTAACGCTCCTACTCACACAAACTTCTTCGAGAATCGTTCTACCGACTACGCTACCGCAGCACTGAGTGGTTCTTGGGAAGATGTTTGGGGACAGAGTAATGGATGATGAATATAATGTAGAGCATACTTGCGATTCGTGTGGAGCGGTATTCACTATCAAACACGAACTATATGATGAAGTTCTCTATTGCCCTTTCTGTGGCGATGATACGTTGATTGATGACGAGGAGACGGTAGAATAACATGGTTTTACAATGGTGAAGAATTCTTAGATATACCTGAAGATTATATCGGATTCGTTTATATTATTACACAATTAGATACTGATAAAAAGTATGTTGGTAAGAAGCTATTTTGGTCTAAGAAGACCTTACCTCCACTCAAAGGTAAGACTCGCAAAAGACGTAAGATAGTTGAGTCCGATTGGCAAGACTATTTTGGTAGTTCTGAGTTGGTGAAGAGTCTTCTACTAGAAAATGGTAGAGAGGCGTTTCGCCGTGATATTCTTTACCTTTGTATGTCCAAGGGAGAGATGGGTTATCTAGAGGCTAAAGAGCAGTTTGATAGAAACGTTCTGCTAGATGACTCATATCTCAATGGTATCATCAACTGCAAAATTCACCGCTCTCATGTAAAATCTTTAAAAAAGGGTTGACATTCGTTTCTAAAATGATTATATTAGATATATCAGAAACGAAAAGGAATGACGATGAACAAATCTCAGATGACTTATGATCAACTGATGTGCGAATGTGAAAATGCCATCGACGATTTTGCTAAGTCCAAATTCAGTCTGTATCGTAGGCTGATTGTTCTGAAGCCAGCAAAGAAGTATGCAGCTAAGATTGCTGAATATTATTCTCGCTTGCAGGAAGAGCTACGAGAGTTGGTTGAGGATAAAACTCCTGACCTCGTTGAATCATACGATTATCTCAAACTCCCACAACGAAAGAAGTTTCTCGCATTTGTGACTACTCTTGTCGAAGACGCTAATTCTTATGCTGCAAGCAAGAAGAAGGTGCGGGTGAAGCGCAAGGTGTCATCCGAGAAGATTGTTTCAAAACTCAAATACAAACAGTCTGATGGCGACTTCAAGCTGAATAGCATTGATCCTATCGTCATTCCTCAGAGCGAGGTACTATTCGTTTTCAATACGAAGTATCGTGACTTGTTTATCTACCAAGCAAAAGAAGGTGAGAAGCTATCTGTAAAGGGTACGACCCTACAGAACTTCGATGAGGATAAATCATTCAAGAAGAAGGTTCGCAAACCCGAAATTCTTAGTAGTGTGCTAATATCTACTAAACTTCGTTCTATCAAAGCGTTTAGTGAAATCAAAACAAAGCCAGGTATTGCAACAGGTCGTATCAATGGCGACTGTGTTTTACTACGAGCGATATAGGAGAGAATAATGAACATTACTTTTACATACGAGCGATATAGGAGAGAATAATGGATATTACTTTTACACCAGATGACCCAGAAATTGGCGAGGTGGAGTTTACGTTGGACAATGAAGCCATCGCATCAAATGTTATTTTCTTTCCAAAACGAATGTCATCAGACTTTGAGCCTCCTCAGAACAGAGAGCAACTACACGAGCGAATTCGAGAGGAGCAGGTAGAAGTAGCGATTGACATTGCTACTGAAGTTCTTGTGCAGACACTGGGTTCGCTACGAGATATGGGATTCAATATCAACAAGGATGAGAAACTAGGGTATGATGCTGCTCTGATGGTAGAATGCACGAAAGCCTTAATCATGAGAATGCAAGGAAACCACCACCCTCTACACAATAACATCGAAGAAGTTATTCCAATGGAAGAGTTTGATACAGACCCAATCACATACTATAATGAGTTTCTAGCCATCCTAGACGGTGAGGAATAATTTTTTTAAAAAAACTTCAAAAAAGTGCTTGACATTTGCCGCCAGAATGCTTATATTATAGTTATGACAATGAAAGGAAGTGACATGATCGAAAAATATATCCGTGAAGACGGCAAGGTTGCTGTGCTAGTGAGCCATGGCACCGCTGGTTGGAGTACCTGGAACGAAGACTATGGCGGCTGGATGATGTTTGACGCTGAGATTGTCAAACTGGTTTTGGAAGATAAGCGTGACGAGATTGAAGCGTATATCAAGTCCGAAGATAGCGTCTATGAGGTCGATGAATGGACGTATGTTTGCACCAGTGGTGCCGGACATCTAGATATAGTCTGGGTAGATGCTGGGCGAAAGTTTCGCATCAACGGCACCAGTGAATATGATGGTGCTGAATACGTCGAATACGAACATGAAGACAGTTGGCATACAGCGTAACTTTTTTGAAATAAAAGTCACAAAAGTGGTTGACTTTTGTTTTGAAAACTGTTACAATATGTATATTGAATGATTGAAAAGGAAGAAAGAAAATGGCTCACGAACTTGAAATCGTAAACGGTGAAGCGCAGATGGCATATGTTGGGGATGTTCCTTGGCATGGTCTGGGTGTTAAAGTGCCTGAAGACACTTCTGCTATGGATATGATGGCGCTCGCTGGTCTCGACTGGCGTGTTGAAGAACTCGAATCTTTCGTCGAGTTCAACGGTGAGAAGATTCCGACTGGTTCAAAAGCGCTCGTGCGTGACATTGACAGTAAGGTGCTAACTCAGGTTGGTGCTAACTGGAACCCAGTGCAGAACTCTGAAGCGTTTGAGTTCTTCAATGAGTTTGTTGAAGCAGGTGATATGAAAATGCACACTGCTGGCTCTCTCAAAGATGGTCAGATTGTCTGGGCGCTCGCCAAGGTCGAAGATGATTTTGAACTCTTCAACGGAGACAAGGTTGAATCGTTCCTGCTGTTCTCTAACCCTCATCAGTATGGTAAGTCGATTGATATTCGCTTCACTCCTATTCGTGTGGTGTGTAACAATACGCTGACATACTCTCTCGGCAAGACTGCTGAGAATGCTGTAAAGTTGAACCACCGTAAAGCGTTTGATGCTGAAAGCGTCAAGGCTACTCTTGGTATCGCTCACAGCAAGATGGACCAGTATCGTGAGATGGCTCAGTATCTTGGTTCGAAGCGTTACAACGCTCCTTCTCTTGATGAGTATCTCACTGAACTGTTCGGTACTAAGACTGGTACGAAGGGTGACCTCACTCGCACGGGTGAGACTGTTCGTGAGTTGGTTGAGACTCAGCCTGGTGCTGAGTATGCTGAAGGCTCCTGGTGGACTGCTTACAATGCAGTGACCTACTTCACTGACCACGTTGCTGGTCGCTCAAACGATACTCGTATGCAGTCTGCTTGGTTTGGTGCGAACCAGAAGAAGAAGATGAATGCTTTAGAGAAAGCGTTAGAATACGCTGACGCTGAATAATGAAAGCAAATGTCTTTATTCGTTTGAAGACATTTGTCACTCGTGACCCGCATGGCAAAGGAGTTGAAATGGCTCTTAGCCAAGCGGGTATCACTGGTGTAAATGAAATCCGTCAAGGCAAGTTTATCGAAGTTGATGTTGATATTGATGACCCAGCAATCGCTGAACAGCGGGTCAGAGAAATGTGTGAGGGATTGCTTGCTCACTCTGTAATCGAAGACTACGAAATAGAAATGGAAATCTAATGCGTAAAATATTTTTCACTGTTACGTTCGCTCTTGCAGTTTCTGCTTGTGTGACAAACCAAGATAGCGGTACAGTTATCGGTGGCGTTGCTGGAGGGCTTCTCGGTAATACTATCGGCAAAGGTTCTGGTAGAGGCATTGCCACTGTGGGTGGTGCTGTAGTCGGTGCTATTGTGGGGTCTAAAGTAGGCGAGAATATGGACAAGCCTAAGACTACTAACACCGTTGTCTATCATCATCTGCCTCATCCTCAAGAACACGAATGCAATGACTATATAACCAATCCTGGCGCATATGATGCTTGTCAGCGTGGTATCAAGCATCGTGAGCATTTAGAGCAGAAGCGCCTTGAGCGAGAAGCGTTTCGACGGGGTGCAAAAAAATAATCTTTTTTTGAAAAAAACCCTTGACATTTGCTGTCAGAGTGCTTATATTATAGATATGAACACAGCAAAGAAGGATTCGAAAATGTTCACCCACAATCAATTCGCAACACAGGTAGCAGCAACCCTGAAGGGAAACGAAGATCGTTACGATCAAATCGCTGCTATCAAGAAAGTCATCAGCGAATCAGAGCAAAAGCTCCTCGCTACAGACAGAGAAACGATTGATAGCATTCTAGACATTCTTTACAACATGGGATACAAAGCGTAATGATGAAGTTTAACTACACCTCTCACGACCAAATCGACCTTGGTATGCAGAAGTATATCAAGAGCGTGGCGTGTGTAGATAACATCATCGAGGTGACCCTCGAACAGATAAACGACTATCTCAACAAAATGGATTGGTGGTATGGTGATGAATAAAGCATACAAGGTGTCCGTGATTGCTCTGGTGGCTGCGGTAACCTACGCTCTCGTTGCTGATAGAAGCACTGCTGGTAATCCAGATAAGCAATTTCATATAGTATATGAAACGACTGACGCATCTGTGATTGACCAAGCGCATTGTCTTGCAACTAATATCTACTTTGAAGCAAGGCACCAAGAAGACGATGAGAAAGAAGCGATTGCTAACGTGGTCATCAATCGTGCCAGAGATAAATCGTTTCCAGATACAATCTGTGGAGTTGTTTATCAAGCAGTGAGAGATTCGAACGGCAACCCACTTCGCAACAAGTGCCAATTCTCTTGGTACTGCGATGGTAAGACTGATAGAATTAAAGATGCTGCTGCTTATGAGGAAGACTTTCTTATCGCACTAGTCGCAATGATGAATCGTGAAGAAGAAGGACCAGATAATGATAACGCATACGATAACACTAATAATTCTCTTTGGTATCATGCTCATTACGTTCAGCCATATTGGGCAGCAGCATACACATTCCAGCAGCGCATTGGTGCCCACCTCTTCTATAGTCGCTAATGTCTGAAGAAACTAACATAATCATTCTTGATAAACTTATCGCATCTCGTCTAAAAAAAGAGAAGGAGTTGAAATACTATCAAGAAGAGTTAATGGAACTACAGGAGAAGATGAAGATGCTTCAAATGGATATCGATGTAACGAATATCATCATTCGAATGATCAATGATGAAAACGTCGTCGATTTGAAAACATATTTGATTGGAAAAGGCGAATGAATAACGTTGTAGAAGCAAAGGCTTTCTGGACCGCTAAGGTCAATAAGATTATCCAAAGTTTCGACTATGGTAAGATTACCATTGAAGAACTTGTTGACCAAATGTGCAATATGGGATATGATAGGAAGCAAGTCTGGAACTTGATTGAGAAGGGATAATAAAAATGGTTTATTCTGCGGCTGAAGAGGTCGCATACAAAGAAGACAAATACCATCGCCTCTATATGGACATTGCATATCGTGTTGCAGAAATGTCTCACGCAAAGCGTCGTAAGGTGGGTTGTGTAATCGTCAAAGATGAACGTATCATCTCTATGGGGTGGAACGGTATGCCAACTGGAATGCCTAATCTCTGTGAAGACTATGATACTCTTCGTGCTGTATCCACTACGAAAAAAGAGGTGTTACACGCAGAAGCAAATGCTTTGATGAAACTGGCAAAATATGGTTCATCTGCAAATGGAGCAACTCTATATACTACGACTTCGCCTTGCTTTGAATGTGCGAAGCTGATTTATCAAAGTGGTATTAAAAAATTAGTGTATTCTGAATTCTATACAGATCAGCAACCACTCACTTTTCTATATACTACACCCGGTTTTAATATCATACATTTGGAGAAATAAATGGGAAAAGGCAAGAAGAGTTCTGGAGTTCATTATACGTCTAAGGGTTTAGTGGGTGTGAATAAGAGCATTACAAAGGCTGTTAGGCGTGAACGTAGTGAACTTGATAAGACGATGCAGGCGCTCAAGTCTTGGAAGCGAGGCTCTCCTACTCCACGATCTATTCAGAAGTCGTTTGGCGTTACTGCTGCAACTACTTATCGTGATTGGATTAAACGTGGCTGGACAATGAAAGACAAGGCACCGGTTGATGCAGGGTAAGTACATATTACAATGTGATGTTGATGATACGATCCGTGATCAATTTGTGCAAATTGTGAAAGCATACAAGCGTCAATATGTAATCGTGTATAATAGAATTCCAGACGGAAGTCACATCATAACTTTTAATGATGTTGTCTTCGAAGAATTTATAGAATTTTTAGACCATGTGGAAGGAACAAGTGGAGGATATGATGGAGTATTTGGATATTCTAGAGAAGCTACACTCTAGTCGTTGTTGGGTTACCTTTAAGAAGGTAAACGGCGATATGCGAACGATGTGGTGTACTCTTCAAAAAGAGTATTTGCCAGAGCAACAGGACATTGAAGAGGTTCTAGTTAAGCCAGAAGATGAACCCAAAGCAATTGCTGTATGGGATTTAGAGAAAGAGGCTTGGCGGTCTTTCCGTATTGAATCGATGGTTAAATTCGAGATCAACAGCTATTTACATCAAAGTGATTTCCATTGGTCGAAATCGTAGCAGGCGAACTCATTCGTAATGAGTTGACACAGAATGCGATGGGTGGAACTGAAATGATGGCAATTGGAATGCAACAACGCATTCCTCAAGAGTTGCTAAAGAACTTTCAGATTATCCACTCTCGCACTCGTGAATTACGAGATGATTTGAAAAAGATTCTTGTATGTCATGATCTAGCAGGAGACCCTGAAGTCGCCCACTTGAAAGATGGCGGCTATAAGAAGTATGATAAGCTGGTGTTCGTCTCTCAGTGGCAGTTTCAACAGTATCATGATTTTCTGGGTGTGCCATACAGTCACTCTCATATTCTCAAGAATGCTATTGAACCTATTGTTGAGCATAAGAAGCCGAATGATGGTAAGATTCGTATCATCTATCATACGACGCCTCATCGTGGGTTAGGTCTATTGTATCCTATCTTTGACGCTCTATCTAAACAGCATGATAACATTGAACTTGATGTGTATAGTTCGTTCAAGATTTATGGCTGGGAGCAAAGAGATGAGCCGTACAAGGCTCTGTTCGACCAACTGAAGCAACATCCGAAGATTCGCTATCATGGGTCAGTGTCTAATAAAGAGGTTAGAAAGGCGCTACAAAGCGCTCACATCTTCGCCTATCCGTCTATCTGGCAAGAGACTTCGTGCATTGCGTTGATTGAAGCCATGTCTGCTGGGTGTCTCTGTGTCCATCCAAACTATGCTGCTCTTCCTGAGACTGCTGCTAATATGACTACTATGTATCAGTGGGATGAGGATGTGCAGATTCACGCTAACAGAGCGCATAGGTATTTGGAGAGTGCTATAGAGCATATCAAAACATATGGTGTGTTAGATATGAATTTACAAATACACAATACAAACAACACTTTCAATTGGTCTCGCCGTCAAAAGGAATGGACGCAATTTTTATCATCTTTTTAGAAGAAAAGGGTTGACATTTGGCGTCAGAATGCTTATATTATAAGTATAGACAATGAAGGAGCAGATGATGAAAAATAAGGTGTACGTGGATTCGCACTACCGAGACGGTCATTACGTTGAAGGCTACTGGCGCAACCCTCCGAGCGAAGGCTACTATCACAACTTTCCAAGCAAAGGCTTCACTCGCAGCGAACTTTCAAAGGCATTTGACAAACTCACTGCAAACTTAGATCATCGGAATATGCCTATTCACACCAACATTCACATTGGTGAGTGGTATCTGATGAGTGAGGCTTGTGAATTCTTTACAGGTAGCAAGTTATGGCAGGTCAAAGATTTGGGCCTAGGCATGATGGAAGTCAAAGCCGATGGTTGGTACAAAGGTTACTACAATGCTGTAAAAGACGAACGCCTACGTCTCAAAAATAGAAAAGGATAAACAAGTGATTCTCGTAGATATGAACCAAGTGATGATTAGTAACGTCATGGTTCAAATTGGCAACCATCATAATGTCGAGTTTGAGGAAAGTCTCATTCGACATATGGTTCTCAATTCAATTCGCTCGTATCGTCAGAAGTTCGTCAAAGATTATGGAGAACTTGTTCTCTGTTTCGATGATAAGAACTACTGGCGTCGAGATATATTCCCATATTACAAAGCAAATCGCAAGAAGTCTCGTGAGACCTCTGAACTCAACTGGAACGAACTTTTTCGTATCCTAAATCTTGTGCGAGATGAAATCAAAGAAGTTTTTCCATACAAAACAGTTCAGGTTGACCGTGCTGAAGCAGATGATGCAATCGGTACGCTGTGTCATAAGTTTGGCGTTGAATTGAACGCTGGCTCAACAGAAAAGATTTTGATTCTTTCTGCTGATAAAGACTTTATTCAACTGCACAAGTATGCTAATGTAACACAATACGATCCTATTCGTAAGCGGTGGCTTCGTCATGCTAATCCTAATCAATACATAATGGAACACATTATGAAGGGTGATACTGGCGATGGTGTGCCTAACATGCTATCAGAAGACGATTGTCTTGTTATGGGAACTCGACAGAGACCTATGACACAAAAGCGTATCGCACAGTATACTGCTGAACTTAAAAATGATTGTATGACGGACGAAACAATTCTTCGTGGTTATCAACGCAATAAGGCAATGATTGACTTGTCTATGGTGCCTGATTATATTCAAGAAGAAGTGATGACTAAATACAATGAAGAGAGCGGTGATCGCTCTAAACTCTTTAACTACTTCATTGAAAAACGATTGAAAAATCTTATTGAAAACATAGGTGAATTTTAAATGCAACTATCTATTTCGGAAATCTTAGGCAAAGCATCTAAGATGAAATCCAAAGCTGAGAAAGTAAAATGGCTCAAGCAGAATGAAGCAAAGCCATTGAAGACAATCCTCAAAGCAATGTATTGTCCTTCTCTCAAATGCCTTTTACCCGAAGGCGCTCCTCCATACACACCATCAGAAGCAGTAGACGACCATGGTATGCTATATAGAAATTCAAAGCGTATTCCATATTTCTATGAAGGCACTGGCACAAACGTCAAGCCGATGAAGAGAGAGCAGTTGTTCATTCAACTGCTTGAGACTGTCAACAAGGAGGATGCGCTCCTTCTTCTTGATATGAAAGATGGTAAGCATGTTAAGGGATTGACTGTAAAGACAATCAACGAAGCATTTCCAAATTTAATTGCAGAGGATGTTAAGGCTAAAAATGGGTAAAACGTATCGTCGAGAGAAAAACGTTTGGGACGACGACCCAAATCGATTTGAGCGTAGAGTAAAGAAAAGCAGAGGCGCTCAAAAAGCAAAAGAACACGCCTATCAAGAACGGCGTCGTCAGAAAAACAAGATTCGAGAGAATGAGGTTTATGAAGAACTCTAAATTGATACTAACTGATTGTGATGGTGTACTACTTGACTGGTCGTATCGATTCTTCCAGTTTATGGATGAAAAAGGATATACGCTATCTGATGGCTATCAACACGCCTATGGTATCGATAAGATATTCGATGAAGTTGTTGATAAGGATGATGGTCGTAGACTTGTAACAGAGTTTAATGAGAGCGCATGGATTGGGTTTCTGCCCGCACTTAGAGATGCAGTGAAGTATGTAAAAAAGCTGAACGAAGAGCATGGATATATCTTCGGCGTGATTACATCACTCTCTACTAATCCATACGCTACAGCCCTTCGTGAAGAAAACTTGGTGAGAGTATTTGGAGAAAATGTCTTTGACTTCATCACTTGTATTGAAACAGGTGCTGATAAAGACGCTGAGTTGATGAAGTTTCAGGATTCTGAATGCTGGTGGATTGAAGATAAAGTAGAGAACGCAGAATGTGGATTGAAGTTTAACCTCAATCCAATCCTTATGAGACACACTCACAATCAAAACTACATTACTTCAAATATGCGTACTGCAAGAAATTGGAAACAAATATATAACATCGTCACTGGAGAACAATAATGCCTACATATTCATTTGAGCATATTGAAACTGGTGACACTATGACAACCTTTTGTACATGGGAGGAAGCACAAGAAGTTATTAAGGATGGTAGCTATAAAATGTTAGTCTCTGCACCTGCTATCGTATCAGGTACTGGTAGTGTTGCTGGTAGGATTGATAACGGGTTCAATGACGTTTTACAGCGAGTGAAAAAAGCCAATAGGGGATCAAACATTCAAACAAAATAGGACAATCCATGCTCACAAGTCCAGAACGCTTAACAAAAAGACAAAAAAGAAAACTGCGCCAAGATAAAGTCTTGGACAAATCTGGAAACCTGAACGTAGGAGAGAAGTTTAAACTCAACTCAATCAAACCAATAACAATAGCACAAGAAGACGCTTTTCATTCTTGGCACAACGATTATCATCTAATGCTTCATGGTATTGCTGGTACAGGAAAGACATTCATTGGTCTGTATCTAGCACTGAAGTCTGTGCTTGAAGACAAATCTTTTAATAAAGTTTTTGTCATTAGATCAGTAGTACCAACGAGAGATATGGGTTTCTTACCCGGCAATCAGAAAGAGAAGATGAAGGTGTATGAAGCACCTTATCAGGACATTGCTAGAAAGCTATTCAACCGTGGTGACGCTTACGAGATACTAAAGACAAAGAACATCGTAGAGTTTATGTCAACCTCGTTTGTTCGTGGTATTACGTTAGATGATTGTGTTATTATTGTAGACGAAGTTCAAAATATGAATGCGATGGAGTTGCATTCTGTGATGACAAGAGTTGGTGAAAACTGTAAGATTATATTTTGTGGAGACGTTCGTCAAGATGACTTGACAAGCGAGCGAAAAAAAGAACTGAGCGGACTAAGAGAGTTTTTACGCATTATAGATAGTATGGAAGAATTTGATTTTATCGAATTTACTGCTGAAGACATTGTTCGCTCAGACCTCGTAAAGTCCTATATTATAGCGAGGTCCAAACTGGGACTAGATTGATGAAACACTTTAATCATGTGAATGCTCCAACTCTAACGGAGCTAATTGCTGAAACGACGGGTAGCGGTAGGGTGTACAACACGCCTGACGGAAATCGCTACCCGTCAGTTACGACTATACTATCAGAACTAAGCAAAGCAGGCATTGCTGCTTGGAGAAAACGTGTTGGCGCAGAAGAAGCTAATCGCATTTCTACACAAGCTGGTTCTAGAGGTACGAAGGTTCACCAAATCTGTGAAGACTACCTCAACAATAAGCCTGACTATCTTGATGGTCAGATGCCAGCGAACGTCTTTACGTTCAAACAAATCCAACCTATCCTAGACACATATATTGATAACATTCAATATCTAGAAGCACCGCTGTATTCTGACTTTCTGAAAACAGCAGGTAGGGTAGATTGTATCGCAGAGTTCGACGGGAAACTCTCCATTATTGATTTCAAAACATCTCGTAAACCCAAAAAGAAAGAATGGATTTCTAACTACTTTATGCAAGCGTCCTGCTATGCTGTGATGTATGAGGAACGAACTGAAATCCCAGTCAGTCGCACCGTAGTGATTATTGCGGTCGATGGCTCTGAACCACAAGTGTTTGTTGAAAATAGAGACAACTTCATTGAAGGGTTTGTGGATGCCAGAGTTTCATACAAGGAGAAGTATAATGTTTAAATTACTATCTGCAATTACTATCGCTGCTGTTATTATGATTTCAACCCCCGCAAAATCGGCTATATTTACCATGCCAGTTAATCTGGTGTGTGACGATACAAAAGATATTAAACAGTATATTGATGACGAAGGTTATGTCTTGGTTGCAAGTGGGTTAACGAAAACCGCTAAGGGTGATATATTCGTAGGTGTATACTCTCATAAGGAAGATTTGGTCGTTCTTGGTGTTGACCCTGAAGGATATGCTTGCTTCATTGTTGAAATTAATGAAGCACTAGAGTGGGAGTTTGATATGAAAAAGAATCTCCCGGAACCAGCAGATAAAGGTCCAAAAATTCCCTCATAAAAAGGTTGACTTTATATCCCTTCTCGTATAGTATATAATAATACTAATGAGGAGAAACAGAGATGTCGATGCATATGCTTCCAGCTTACTTCAGTACAACGAGTACGAAGAAGCGAAAACAGAAGAAGTCAAAGAAGCAGCAACAAACAGATGCTGCTCATGCAAAGTTTCTCAAGAAGATGGGATATAACGGGCCTGTAGTTCAGCGGTCAGAACCCGCCGCTCATAACGGCGTTGTCGCAGGTTCGAATCCTGCCGGGCCCACCACGCTTTCTAATCAAATTCCAACTGGTGTGGCACCGAAAAAAGAACCTATGCAATATAGTGGTAAGCGTAAGCTACTTGGTATTGCAACGATGCACAAGAGTAATATGGTTCCAGTGTTTTCTACTGAAGATGCTGAAGCACTAGCAAAGATGAGGAGATAATAATGACTGATAATGTAGAAGAAAAAGATTATGTTGTTGTAACTTGTATTTCATCGTATCGTATGCGTTATGTAATGCATAAGGATGATTTGCCTAAGCTGCACGGCACTGCAATTGAATGGGCTGAAGACACTGTAACGCAGGACAACTGTGAAGAGTTCTCTCAAAAACATATGGGAGAATACATTACAGACACTACTACCATGAACGAAGATGAAATGCTGGAACTGTTCGATAAAGACAATGATTATCTTAGAGAATGGAGTAAGGATTACAAGGTCAAATGGATTCGCAAGGCTCTAGCCAAAACGAGTGATTGAAAATGATTAAACACGAACCACAATTTGATACTGATAAGATTTGCAAACACTATACAGAGAAAGATGGAGTTCCTGTCAAGTATGTGTGTACGTCTGCACTAGGACACGAAGCACAAGCGATGGATATCTTCTATCGTGATACGCCACATCCTGACTTTGGTAACAAGTATTTTGGCATTTATTATCATCCAATGAGCGGCAATCTAATGATTACTAATGCTGATAGGATTGAAAAACAGGAGGTTGGGTGTGTCGAAGATGATGATGGTAATCTACAGTATAGTGCCCATCGACATGACTACAAGATGTTTGGGAACGGCAATATGATTGATGGTGGTCGTGCTTATATTAAATCGAGTGGATGTCCTGTTTATATGTATGTTGTTCTTGATGGTGAGATGAAAAATGAAAGTGTCGATTAAATCCTATAATGATTGCTGGGTCAGTTATGTTCATAATCGCTACATGGATAAAAAATACAATCGAGAATGGACTGAAAGTAACACTCGACTCGAAAAAACACTTGAGACGCTTCAAGATGGTCTTCAGTGGGTATACAACAAAACCATCAACAAGATTTTAGACAAACTCGAAAGACAAAGGTTCGAAGTGCGTATTGATCCTTGGGACACTTGGAGTATGGATCACACCCTTGCTCCTATTATCCTGCCTATGCTTGTACAGTTAAAAGCTACAAAACATGGCGCTCCCCTTGTAACTAATGCAGATGTTCCAAAAGAACTACAAGCTACTAAAGAGAATATTGATGAATACTGTAAAGGTGGCAATGCTGATTCTAAACATTTTGAGCGTTGGGACTGGGTGCTAGATGAAATGATTTGGGCATTCGAACAAAAATGTAGAGATCATTGGCAAGAAGATTACCGTGGTCCATACATCGAAGGCGAAGACGGTGGACCTTTTAGTGGTCGTTTTGAATGGATTGACGACGAAGGTTGCAAAGCACATCAACTACGAATGACCAACGGGTTTAGGCTGTTTGGTAAATATTATGAACATTTGTGGGATTGAAAAATGAACGAAATATCTAACCGACTTGATACTTTAAAAGACGCCAAGGAGTATATTGAAAAATTAGAAAACCTCTTGCGTAAAGTGTTTCCAGAAAATTCTGGTCATTACTTTATCTCTAATGAACTTGGAAACAAGGATAACAATGGGCTACCTGATAAAATTGAAATCTGCCCGGCTTATGGATGTGATTTTTCTGTGGTCTATGAAAAGACTGATCGTGTGATAGGGGGAATGGGATCATAATGGGACCACCTATTCCATATAAGGTAGCCTCTCTCTACTATACTCTAAAGAAAAGAAAAATCTTATGAAAACGACATATAAACAAGCAGGGGTTGATGTTGAACTGGCTAACAAGTTCACACAAGCTATCGGTGCTGACAAACAATATGCTGCACTGGTAGATATACCTTTTGAGTTAGACGAAACGACTTCTTTGCGGAAAGCGCAAACAAGTCATGGTCGTCGCAGTGGTCTACCTAAACCTCAGACTGTTGCTCTTGCCACAGATGGTGTTGGGACTAAGCTGCTTGTAGCCAAGCACTTCAAGAAATATGATACGATTGGTATTGACTTAGTAGCGATGTGCGTCAACGACCTATTGTGTGTTGGTGCAAAGCCTGTTTCATTCTTAGACTATTATGCAACAGGTAAACTAGACTTAGACGTATCTATGAAGATAATTAAAGGCATCAAAGACGGTTGCGCTCTTGCAGGATGTGAACTTGTTGGTGGCGAAACAGCAGAAATGCCGGACTGCTATCCAACGGGCGAGTTTGACCTTGCTGGATTTGCTATGGGTATCGTGAAGAAGAAGCTACCAGTAAATGTTAAGCCCGGTAATCTCATCATAGGTATTCCAAGTTCTGGTCCTCATTCTAACGGATATAGTTTGATGCGCTCTATACTCACATATGACGAAATACCTCTAATGCCAACACGAATCTATGTTGATGAGATTATGAATAATCTAAATCGAATCAACGCTTGCGCTCACATTACGGGTGGTGGTATTCATGGTAATCTACCCAGAGTGCTAAATGGGCTATCATATAAATTAGACTTTGCGATAACAAATACTCTGACAGAAAATGCATGGTGGAAAAAACTGTTTGAGCGTTCGAAGATGAGTATTGTTGAGTTTCAATCCATTTTCAATTGTGGGTGGGGTATGCTTGTAATAGCAGAAGAAGAACTGGATATTCCGGGTTCAAAGGTACTAGGGAAGGTCGTGTAATGCCAGAAAATATTACACTAGAACAATACACAATGAGATATATTAAACATTGTGAGGATAAAATGATTGACTTTGATGAGGTCGTGTATTATAATATAATCAAATTGAGATTTGGCGCTGATGCGATAATCAGTGCCAAGACTTTGGTTCAGAAGTGCTTAGCCAATACTGATTAGAAAATCTTCGCTGTGGATTCAGCATATTTTTTGAAAAAAAATGCATTTTTTTGAAAATAACCCTTGACATTTGGCTTCAGAATGCTTATATTAAGTATATGGAAGAGAGAAAGGGTTCTCTCTTAGATCGAAAGTGAGAAGCAAGATGGATATGATTGGTTATGACAGCTACTTCAACTACGATGCCAGCACTGCTGGTTCGATTGAAGTGACGCCCCAAGCGATGCTGAACGATGCAGACATTCCCTGCGATACCTGCAAGTTTGCTGATTCGTGCGCTGCCAAGTTCACTGAATGCTCTGCGTTCCGCACTTGGTCTAAGAGCGGTCAGTTCAAAGACAGTGACGTTGGTCGCTTCGTTCGTGCGATGAAATAGGAGACAAGTTAATCCGTGGTAGCTCAGTGGTAGAGCAGTCGGCTGTTAACCGACCGGTCGTAGGTTCGAATCCTACCCACGGAGCCAGCATTTTTTTCAAAAAGCGAAAAAAATGCTTGACATTTGCCTTCGAAATGCTTATATTAAGTATATGAACAAAGCGAAAGAGAGAGAAATGAAAGAACTTACCATCACCGCAGCAGACTGGGGTCTGTTCAAAGTCACTGAAGAAATCGCTCTGAAAGAGATGAACCTTCTCAACGAAGAGATGTTTGAGGGTCTTCTTGACATTGATGCCATCGAACTCGACATCGATTTCCTCGACGCTGAGTGGGGATATTGTGTAGACGAAGAAGATGGTCGAGGTACCATTCTTGGTCTGACTGATGAGTTTGACTCATACGAATCGTTTCGTACCATTCTTGCTCATGAGATGATCCACGCCTATCAAATTCAAGAATGCATGACCGTGAATCACGGTGATGTGTTCAAACTGTTTGGTCAGTATGCTGGTCAAAAACTCGGTCTTGATATTCAAGCGGTACACTAAGGAGATATATGATGACTAAAACGCTTGGTGAAATTCTTGAATGGAAGTCTATTCTCAAAGCGAATGCTAAAGCGATGGATGACCGTTTATCTTGTATGACGGATTTCGAACGTTCGGTGATGGAAGATATTATTGACTTCGGCGAAGAAGCCTTTGGTTTTAATAAGTATGAACTTATTGCTGATGGCGTCATAGAACCCATTACTCGCAGATATTGGGCATCGAAGTTAGACTGAGAAATAATGGTTCCTTAGCTCAGTTGGATAGAGCAACAGCCTTCTAAGCTGTGGGTCATAGGTTCGAATCCTATAGGGACCGCCAAATCAAGGAGAATATATAATGAGTGATATGAGTGATTTTGTAAAAGCGTTCGCTATCGGAGCGCTCATTGGGTTAGCGCTAGGCTTTAGTGGTCTACGCCCAGAAATGTTTTTGTAAGGAGAATATGATATAAATGCCTAGTCAGAACGCTAAACTTGAAGGATGGTCGCAGCGTATGAGCGCTAGTCCTAATGAAACTCTGATGGACCAAGTAGCCTATTACGCCAGGGTCAGTAATCCTACTAGTCAAATCTCAGCGTTGAAGAGCGATGGGCTTATTAAGTATCTAATGCGTCATAAGCATTGGTCGCCCTTCGAGATGGTGAATATCTGCCTACAGGTTGATACGACTCGTGATATCGGGAGGCAGCTGATTCGGCATCGTTCCTTTTCGTTTCAAGAATTTAGCCAGCGTTATGCTGCCACTGAAACAGTGGGAGACTATAGAGAAACTCGTTTGCAGGATTTGAAAAATCGTCAGAACTCACTAGAGAGTGATGATGAAGAACTTGACCAGTGGTGGAAGGATAAACAAGACGATATCACAAAGTTAGCGTTTGATACATATGATCAAGCCTTAAAAAAGGGAATAGCTAAAGAGCAAGTTCGAGCAATTCTACCAGAGGGTTTAACGTGGTCACGCTTGTATGTTAATGGCACACTTCGTAGCTGGATTCACTATATTGAATTGAGGACGGACCCTTCGACTCAGAAGGAGCATCGTGAGTTAGCAAAGATGTGTGCTAGAGAGATTGATAAGGTCTTTCCAATGATTGAGGATTTTGTTCAAGACTAATGAAATATCGTGTTATTACCATGCTTCGTTCCGGGATCAAAGATAATCCCGGAACGGCAGTGGCTGATGCTTTGAGGGTTCTTGAATTTTCAGAAGTGAAAGATGTTCGTATTGGTAAGATGTATGAGATTGAGTATGAAGGCGATGATATAGAAAAAATTGTCAAGTCGTTTTATAACGATGTAATGGAAGACTACATAATAGAAGAAATTCAGTAGGAGTCTCCATCATGGAAAAGAAACGTATCGAACTTGACCCGGAAGAACGTGAATGGGAATATGATGGAGACGGGCGTAAGATATACAAGGTAGAAGCTGGTTATTCTCAAAAGACTGTTTGGGAAGAGTTTGTCAAGCATGGTATGTATCATGAAAAAATGGACAACGGTGTAGGATTTAAAAAGGAAAAGTAAGTATGTGGATTGTGATGAATGACAGTTACATTAGTGCAGTACAGGACCGCACTAATAAAATGAACTTGGTTGTGAGAGCAAGAGTACGAGAAGATTTGGAAAATGCTTTCCCAGGATTAGCAAAACAGATCATCGAAAGCACCGATAGCGATTACAGGTTTCGTCTGTTCATGACCAAGCAGTTTTTCTGTGGCGTGATGAATTCGAAGATTATGAATATCGACTATGATAACTTCAAAAATAGCGTGAAGCAAAGCTGGCGACATGATGCCTATCTTGCAATCTGGTCAATCATGTACAAGGTGCAGAAAAATCTGTACTGGGGTCGATAAAAAAAGTTTTAAAAACATCAAAAAAACTCTTGACATTTGCCTCTAGAATGCTTATATTAAGTATATAGACAGAAAGAAAGAGGAACGAGACCATGATGAACTTCGAAACGCTTCACGTTACAGCACCTACACTCAAGAGTGGTTGGGTTGCTACGAATGCCAGTAGAGAAGTGGAGATTGTTTTGACCACACTCGACAAATTCGAGCTTTGGGTTGGACCAAGGATGATTGGTAAATTCGATAATTTCGATGAAGCCAAGCGTAATGCTGAAGCAATCGTTCCTTTCACTATTAAATGGGAAGACTGATATGTGGATCAAACCTTCTGAAGCAGACCTCAAGCAAGAGTACTTCGTTGAAATCGAACTGAAGGGTAATAACTTCTTTGATAGCGAGGCAGCCTTTCTTCAGGCGGCTTCAGAAGGCGATGTGCTTGAACTTGATGGCGTCACAGACGCTTACATTGGGTATAGGTCACACACTCGCTCTAAGGAGCAGTTGCTCAATCTCATTCGCTCGTATCGCTCATATCCTGAGTTTCGTAATGAGCAGACGATTGCTAATCTCTATGAGCGCATTGGTAACGATATGCCAATGACGATGCCCATCGTTCTGATGTTCAGAGAGAGTGGTAAGATGCGTGTCCTTGGTGGCAACACTCGCCTCGATGTTGCTTTTCAACTCAACAAAACGCCCAAGGTTCTCGTAGTTCACATCTAATATAAATACGAGTAAACGTACACACTGGGAGTTTACCGTGCTGAAAAAATTCGATATTTTTAACAATCTGAATGAGGACATTCTTCTCGCAGAAGCGTTGAACAATCCCAAAGAATATTATATGACTGATGATACAGTCTTACCAAGCAAAATGTATGGTGCTACTACAATTAATGGCGGCACATATATCATACGTCTTGTTGAGCAAAATGGCGAAGGTATATACACTCTAGATGTGGGTAAAGTTAAAAAGGTTGGAGGCAAAGCTGGATGGTGGAAGTTTCATAATCCATCAGATATTTTGCCTGTAATTGCGACAACGCTTGATTTTGCAAAAAAAGCAATAACTACAGTTGGTCCGAAACTTACTGGTATAGCAATTCGTCTACATGGTCAGATAGGAAAAAGAAAAGTAGCTGAACGCATTGCCATTAAAGCGCTCAAAAAATCTTCGATGAATATCTTCACGGTGTTTCAAGTAACTCAGGTTGGCGAAAAACAGTTTACTAAAAAATACAATCATGGCTATGTCTTTATAGGAAAAAAAGCACTATCTCCTGAAGCAATTTTCAAAGCAAAAGAATTCAAAGAGTTTGGTTTCGATCCTTCTAAAAATGACAATTCAGACGCTCTTCTCAAGTCTCTAGACTCTATGAAGCCAAAAAAGCCAGTCCAGCAAACACATACAATAGCACCATCAAAGAAATACACTTTTGGTCAATACGATTTAGATGTGCCTTCTGATACAGAACTCCTTGATAAGTTAGCGGCCACTAAAATGTCAGGTGAAGTAGCGAAGCATATTGAAAAGCAAGTGGAAGTAGAGAAAAAGATTGATTCTTCAGGAGTTTTCGATCCAGAGGATATGTCATCAGTTGGCGCTCTTGCTAATGCTCTTAGAACAATTCCAGAGTTTGCTAAAATGGCAAACGCATTACGAGTAAATGGATTTGATGTAAAGAAAGTAGATTTTGATAATTTACAATATGTGTATAATCAAATGAGTACGTTTAATAAACAACTCGTAGATACGATGGCTGCTGGCGGTAGTCTTCCTGACGCAAACTTGGGTAATATCAAGGGCGCAACTGGACAAATTTGGATTGAGATTCTGAAGTATATGGCTATGCCTGTTGATGCCAGCGACGAAAAACATATGATGGCAATTATTGCTTATCGAAATGCTAAGAAAGAAGCTGCTTTTGATTCTATAAAAACTGCCGTATCAAAGCCCAGTAAGGTAAAAAAGAAGCCTAAGTTAGATATTGATATGACAGAGTTCAAATCAACAATGCCTGGAACTGGTACGAGTGAAGTAAAGATTAAAGGGACTTTCTTTGTAGAGAGTTCGGAATATGATATTGGTACAATTCGCCAGCACTTACAAAGTCAAGACGGACTCAATTATTATAATGAGATAGAGAATTTGCCCAAATCAGTATATAAAAATGTTGTACATTATAGTGGTTCGGGTTATACTTCTTTCAACGATCCTCTTAGAAAAATTGTGAGTAAGTTGTTTAGAAAAGAACCTCTTACTAAGGCTGAAATTGACGAATTGACAAGCGGCACGAAAAAGATTGCTAAAATGGCAAAAATTTTTGAAACGCTAAAGCCTCTACCAGAGAGCATGTATGTGTATCGTTCTACTCTGGTGCCATATGAAATGAGAGAAGCGATTGTTCCTGGCTATGAATACGTTGACCCAGCTTTCACAAGCGCATCTTTAAGAACAGATGTGACTATCGGCGGTAAAGATAGAATGAGAATCTTTTTACCGAAAGGGTCTAAGGTTATACCCATCTTAGAACATAGTCAACACGAACCTGAGCAAGAAATTATTTTACCACCCACTTCTATCATCAAAGTTGTAGAAGCAGAAGAACGAACAGTTGATGGTTCAAGTAGAATATTCTTTCAAGGCGTCTACATGGGATTTGCTTACAAAAGTATTGTAGAAAAATTGAAAAAAGGGTTGACAGAAGCAGTAGAAAGTCGTAGAATACTATTATCACTTCAAAGGATGATTAGCATGAGCGAAGAGAAAAAAGAAGATGGTTACGACCCTGAAGGAAAGTTTGGTGGTACATACGATTGGAACCTTGCTGCCCTAGTAACTAAAGCTATCAAGGACGGTGATATCGAAGTTGATGTGCCAGTTGACCCATCAAAAGAAGACTGATATGCTAACATTTAAGTCATACCTAAATGAAGATGTTATCAGTGCAAGACAGATCGACCATATGGAAAATAGGGTCAAAAAGGCAATCAGATTGCTAAAACCTGTCAGGAACGAGTTTATTCTCTATCGGTCATTCAATAAGAAATATAAAGGATTGCTAGACAAGGTTACTTCTACCAGAGCAGATGGGATTGCCCGTGGTGGTGCTGATATGGCTGATCAGCAAAAGCTGCTGTTGTCTATGGATATTAAAAACCCTATCTTTTGCACACATATACCAAGAGGTAGCTCAATCTTTGGTGAACTTCACATGGTAATTCCTCCAGAGAACTTCACTATTCACTGGAGCCCTAATGTGATAGATTTGGGTAGTAATCGTGACATTCGACCTGATGAATTGAAACCTCTATACAAGCACGACTGGCCTAACAAAAAGATAGAAAATGAAATCATAATGGATGCTGAATACTACTATCTATTGGATATGCCTGAGTTCGTGCAGAAGATTATGGGTAAAAAGCAATATGCTAAGTATTCCACGAACAAAATTATTCCTGGCACAAACGTTCGCAATCCCAAGCCATCGTTTGATCCTACTGGATTTGACCAGCAGTTCAAGAAATATAAAGACCTTGAGTGGTGGTTTGAAAAACGATTCATTGGTTGGTTAGCATTCAAGAGAAAGATGCTAGAGAAATAGTTATATATCTAGTCTTTTGGGATTAGATATATACAGAAGTAACGATGAAGGAAATTGAAAACTGTAATGGACTCCGGGGCAGTACCGGACGCCTCCACCATAAACCTTATGGGGGCGAAACAGGTTTCGACATGCAGATAATAGAGGACTGGAGTTACCGATTGGTCACGATATGACTAAAACAAACTAAATGCAAACGATAATTTCGTTTCTCAGGAATATGCTCTAGCAGCATAATTCTTATGAGCGGGACAGGACGCTTGGAAACAGAAGGGGTCTTCGGACCTTCCTGTCATTTTTAACTTTAAAGGAGTCAAATAAATGAAGAAGCTACTAGCCGCTGTAGCAGTTACAGCATTTCTTGCTTCGCCTGCACTAGCAGATGGCGAAGCAGCACCAGAAGGCGGTCTATTGCCATATGGTCTCGGTCTTACACTCAGCAATGATGTAGCATATGCAATCGATGCAGGCACAATCACAGCAGAGCCTAGCGCAACCGTCGATTGGAATAATATTTATGTTGGTGTAACGCCAACAGTACTTGTTGATGAGTTTGAATTGACCGGCGTTGAACTTGAAGCTGGATACAATTTGGAATTGTTTAATGTTGGTGTAACGCCATATGTTAAAATGACGACAGATGGTGACGCTGCATATCAAGATACTTTTGTGGGGTTCACAACCTCAGTTAAATTCTAACGTGATATATAGAGGGGAGTTGTTCTCCCCTCTATTTTTCTGTTGGAGTCGTTTTTATGTTGGTTGCAAAAATGCCCTCGAATGAACGTGATGGATTTGCAAGAGTTCATGACCTTGATAATGATGGATATGAAATTTGGATTCATCATAAAAATTCCAACACAGAATTTGCTGTAAAATATAAATATGACAATGAATCACTAGCCCACAAATTTGTGAATAGTTATAATGATAAAGTATAATGATCTACTAACTGTTTATTGGAATGCTATTAAAATGAACGAAAAACGATTGTCGCATTGGGACTTTATGAGAGATAATGGAGATGAAATGTATCACGGTACAGGAATTGACAGTAGGGTCAATAAAATTTTATCAAGTGAGGTTACTAGACAAAATGATACGATTGAGTTGATTGCTAGTGAGAACTTTGCTAGTGATGCTGTTATGCAACTCTGTGGTAGCGTCTTTACAAACAAGTATGCGGAAGGTTATCCAGGCAAGCGTTATTACAACGGCTGTGAGCATATGGATTCGATTGAGCAGTTGGCGATTGACCAACTGAAAGAACTCTATGGGTGTGAGTATGCTAACGTACAGCCGCACTCTGGCGCTAATGCTAACATGGCTGTATATCAAGCATTCCTAAAACCGGGTGATACGATCCTCGGTATGGACCTTGCTTCTGGCGGACATCTAACTCATGGTGCGCCAATGACTGCTTCAGGAAAAATATACAAAGCACATTCATATGGTGTGGACGAGAATGGCTTCATCGATTACCAAGAGGTATCTGATAAGGCTGGTCAGTTCAGGCCAAAGATGATTGTTGCTGGTGCGAGTGCTTATCCTCGACAAATCGACTGGGAAGCAATGCGGATGATTGCAGACAGTGTTGGCGCTTATCTATTCGTAGATATGGCTCACTACTCTGGCTTGATTGCAGGTGGTGCCTATGAAAACCCATGTGATTTTGCTGACGTAGTATCAAGCACAACTCATAAGACGCTTCGTGGTCCCAGAGGCGGCATCATTCTATGGAACCGCCCATCTTATACGAAGCAAATAAATAGCGCTATATTTCCTGGCACACAGGGCGGACCTCTGATGAATATGATTGCTGCAAAAGCACAAGCGTTCATTGAGGCTAACACTGATGACTTTAAACTATACAGCCAGCAGGTTATTCATAACGCTAGAGTGATGTGTAATGTATTCACTAACAGAGGTATGAACGTACAGACTGGTGGTACAGACTCTCATATCGTTTTGCTAAATCTCAGTGGGACGAATCGTTCTGGTCGAGATGCAGCAGATATGCTTGAAGCAAAGGGCATCACAGTGAATAAGAATGGTGTGCCTAACGATCCACGCTCTTTTGTAGAAACAAGTGGTATTCGTATTGGGACAGCCGCTGAGACTACACGAGGTCACGATAGCGTTTGGTTTCGTGACCTAGCAAACGATATGCTAACACATATGAATATTAAGCTGCTATAGCTCAGTCGGTAGAGCAGGGGTTTTGTAAACCTCAGGTCCGGGGTTCGAATCCTCGTGGCAGCACCATTTTTTTTGAAAAAAGTGAAAATAACTCTTGACATTTGTCTTCAGAGTTGCTATATTAAGTATAGTGAGAATGAAAGGAAGACAGATGACCAAGACTATTTCTCCTGAGATGAAGACCTTCATGGAAGACCTTTGGGGTGCCGAAGGCAACTTCATCGATACTCCTCTTGGTAGGGGTCGCATTGAGAGCGTTCGTACCAAAGCTGGTATCGACCTCGAAGTGATGGTTGCTATCAACGATGTGGATGGCTTCACTCTGTTCAACGGAACTGAGTTAGCAGCAGAACACGGCATTCGTTCATAAGGAGAAGACAATGCTTACTGTAGAGATTTACAAAACAGACAAGCGTACTAAAGCTGGAGAGCGTCAGGTGTTAAAGCAAGACTATGACACTGACAATCTGTCAATGTTGGAGCATACGGTCAAGCACACTTGGCGAGCAGCCGACGGTTACCGTTATGAGATTCATAAGGAGATTTGTATTGAGGAGTGTGTAGAATGAGATATCGTGTAACAATCGCTGTAGACTCGCTTGACCCAAACCCAGAGGTCACAGAATTTGAAGACTTCTATGAGGCAGAAGATTTCATTCACGATTCTGTGAATCAATCTGTGCAATCGCTCATGTCTCAATCCCCTTATATCATATCGGAGAAAGAATACGAACAACTCTTGGAACAAGAGATGGCTCTAACTCGTCTTGACGTAATCTAAAACAGGGAGATACCAAATGCTTGATGCGGCTGAACTTATAGAACTTGCTGTGTTCCAACGTCACGTTGAGGGTTTAAAGGTTTGTTTAAACAAGGTTGATACTGTTTATAATGACGAAACATCAATCATAGATTACTTTGAAAATAGGATTTTACATTTGAAGGAGAGATTGCCATGACGCTAACATTACAATATGATGATTTTATGACTTATGTGCATAAACTCGCAAAGCAGCCTGATAGCAACTATATGGATGCTGTCTTGGATTATGCTCAAAAGAATGATATCGAAATTGAAGCACTAGGTGATATCATTCGCAAAAATACAAATCTCAAGTCTCGCATTCAGGACGAAGCTGAAGACCTCCGTCTAATGGAGAGAACAGCCAAGCTGCCCGTATGAACACATACTCGACCAGAGACGCATATGAAACATACATTGCGTATCTAGCACTACAGAGGCATTTCACCTCGTCGTATGACTACTTCAAGTACAACGGCAAGGTAAATGCTTCTCCGCAGTCGTTCGAGATTCGAAAGGATAAGTTTCAGTTCTATAAGTTATCAAAACATAACGATTACAAGAATTATATCGTTGCTAATATGGTCAACTCTGACAAAAAGATATGGGTTGGAGACCTGCTAAACAGTGAAAGCGACGATATATATAAGCAGTGGTCGAAGAAAATTCAATCACTAACATATCACTTCAAACAGGAGATACGAACATTAGACGAAGATTTTGACTCTAACTTTAAAGTGGTGAATGGTCAGCACCCGCCATTGTTAAACGAAGTTATCGCTAAACGTTTTTCACTGGAATCACTGATTATACTCGACGACATTCTAGATATTTTTAAGCATTGGAACTCAAAAATAGCTTTACAAATCATCTGGGAGGTTGTATACTCTAAGAGTAGTAAATACAAACCGTTTCTACAATATGATAGGTCAGTAATGAAGCAAACATTACTTGATCGTTTTGGATAAATCGCAATACAAGGAAAATACAAATGAACGCATTCGCAAACTTGAAGACTCAAAAGAACTCTTTTGACAAGCTAAACGCTCAACTTCAAAAGTTGAACGGTAGTGAAGCAAAGCGGACCTACGGTGATGACCGTATCTGGAAGCCACAAGTCGATAAGGCTGGTAATGGCTATGCTGTACTACGCTTCCTACCAGCACCCGACGGCGAAGACATGCCTTTCGTTCGTCTCTGGAACCACGGCTTTCAAGGTCCAGGTGGTTGGTATATCGAGAACAACCTTACATCAATCGGTCAAGAAGACCCAGTGTCTGAATACAACTCTACACTTTGGAACTCTGGTGTTGACTCTGATAAGGAGATTGCTCGTAAGCAGAAGCGCCGTCTGAAATATTACTCTAACGTTTATATCGTAAAGGATTCCGCTAAACCTGAGAACGAAGGTAAGGTCTTTCTCTATCAGTATGGCAAGAAGATTTTCGACAAGCTGAACGAAGCAATGAATCCTCAGTTTGAAGATGAGACTCCAGTGAATCCTTTTGACTTTTGGGAAGGTGCAAACTTCAATCTCAAGATTCGTAATGTAGAAGGATATCGTAACTACGACCGTTCCGATTTTGCTTCTGCCACTCCTCTTCATACTGATGATGATGAGTTGGAACGTATCTGGAAGTCGCAGCACTCCCTACAAGAACTCGTCGATCCTAAGAACTTCAAGAGCTATGATGACCTGAAGACTAAACTCTATCGGGTACTCGCTCTTGATGGCGGTTCACACGCACCCAAAACGACCGCTCAGGAAGACGAGCCGACGGTGATGGACTTCAAGCCTCAGTTCAAGGAAGCATCTGCTCCTGAACGCAAGACTGAAGATTCATCGCCGTCGTGGGCAATGGATACAGTTGATGATGCGGAGGATGATAGTTTATCGTTCTTCAAGAAGTTGGCTGAAGACTAAGAGAAAGGGGAGCTTTTTAGCTCCCCTTTTTATTTGGTTACATATAGCTTGATTGTGTTGGAAGCTGAGAGCTATACCCACCCGGAGCGCTCTGAGTCACTGAAGGGGCATTTGTTACTGGACCATGATAATGTGTGCCACCAGTTATCTGTTGCCCAACACTACCACCACTAACAACAACAGGAGCAGCCACTTGAGCATCGTATTCTCTTTCAAATTTATCCATCGCAGCTTTTTTTAGCCGGGCTGCTTCCAAATCGGTATCTTTTTTCGCAGTTATTGCATCAGTGTTTAACGCAGCTTTTTTTAGCCGAAGCGCTTCTAAATCAGCAGCTTCTTGTGCGGTTATTGCATCAATATTTGCTTGATCGCCTCCAGCTTTTGCATCAAGCGCTTCTTGTCTCGCTTTAATACCTTCTTCATCGACAAACCGTCTGCCAAGTCGGGTACTAGCTAATGCTGACTCAGCAGCAAGCAAAACCCTATCTGGAAGGGTGTTTACAAAACCTGCAAACTTAATGAAACCAATTTTCAAATCTGCCATAGTCTTAATCCAAATTTCTTCAATCGTAAGCATAATCCTATCTGGTAGGGATGACATGAATTTGCCAGCACTGGTAAACGCATTACCTATTGGATCAACTATATTCTCAGCAACAAGATTCTGAACTTTAGTATAAAACGTTTCTGCTAAATTTGAAACAGAATTAAAAGCATCTATAACCATTTTGACTACGCTAAAGTAACCATCTTCTGGCTCTGAAGAAAATAGATTTGTAAAAATCTTTACTACTGTGTCTTTACCAGCAACTAACGTGGTCTTAGCATTCGTGAATAAATCAGATAATACTTTTCTTATGCTGAAGTAACCTTCCTCTGGCTTCTCAGCGAATAAGTTGGTAAAGAACTTTGATACCGACTCTTTACCAGCAATTAACGTGGTCTTAGCAGACGTAAATAAATCGTTTAATACTTTTGCTATGCTGAAATAACCTTCGTCTGGTGTCAAAGAGAATAGACTAGAGAAAAACTTCGACACGGACTCTTTACCAGCAATTAACGTGGTCTTAGCAGACGTAAATAAATCACTCAATACCTTTGCTATACTGAAGTAACCATCTTCTGGCGTTGAAGAAAACAAGTTAGTGAAGAACTTTGACACGTTTGAAGTAGTAGTTTCGACTGCTTTTTTAGAAGTATCCCACACATCAGTTAATAGTTTTACGATGCTGAAGTAGCCCTCTTCTGGTTTTGGGTTGAACAAATTCTTGAAAAATTTAGCTACCATTTCGCCTGAAACTTTTGTTCCAAAAAGAGTTTTTGCTAAGTCATCTAAACCTAAACTCTCAAAAAGATCACCCAGCACATCTGAGAACCATATACCAACTTTTTTCATTGATGCAATAGCTGTATCAATCGCTATTCCAGGCTGGTCGATCATTTCCAATACAAAAATTCCAACATCATCCATGAAGTCACTAAGTGGTTTTAGAAGTTCTTCTATTTGTTCCTTTTTTATAAAACCAAAAGTAAAGAACTCTATCACTTGCCCTATTGAACCAAGAAAACCATCATAAATTCTACCAAATAATGTGTCCGCATCGCTTTCCATAAATGAGGAAATAGCGCCGCTTATCGATGCAATAATACCTGCAACAATAGCAATAGGTCCAAATTTAGAGGCAAACTTAGCAAATATTTTAAGTAGTGCTTTTGGGCTGAATAAGAGTTTAAATGAGCTAAGAAGTCCACCACCTATACTTTTTACAATTCCGCTTAAACTTAAAGCGCCTAGAGAACCGAAAAGACTAGCAAGAATACCACCTTTCTTTTTAGGAACGTCAACTTCTTTCTCTTTTTCTTCACCTGATTGTTTTCCCAGCGAAGCAAGAAGTTCTGGTCTAGCATTATTGGCTAATAATGCTTCACGACGACTACGCTTCATATTTTCTAGAAAAGTCTCGGTAAAGAATTTTAAACTGTTATTAATATTACCTAGTGCGTTGACAGTCATGTTAAGAGAGTCGATAGCAACTCTAAGAGAGTTAGCGCCCGTATCACGAGTCTGCATACCCTCTTCTCGCATCGTCTTCATTACGTCATTTAATGTTGCTTCAGCCATTTTCTTCTATTTTCCTATTGACTTTTTCTCCAAACATGGTATAATAGCGTTATCGCTAATGATGTTTAGAGTAAGCTATTTCTTAACAGGTGTTGATGGTTTACCTGATGGTTTACTACCCTTCTTATCACTGTAAGCATTAGCACCAAAGTAAGCAGCAACAAGTGCAGAGATTGCTACAAAGTATGTTGGTGCAATGTTACCAATAATCACTGCTGCTTTGTCTACACCAAATAACGAAGTGAAGAAGATACTAAACGGATACAGAAGCATTCCAAACAAAGCAAACCAAGTCATTTGCCTCATCGCATCTCTACGAGCATCAGCGTCTTCTAACTCTTTACGCTTGAACTCAAGGTACATATCCATCTCTTCTTGTGAGACATGACCATCACCATTTGCATCAGCACCAGGCAAAGCCGCTGCATCAATGGTGACGGTGTTAGTTTCTTCTTCAGACACTTGACGTTATCCTTGTTGTTTTGCATTTTGTTCTTCAATATGATCAATAAGCATTTCAACATATAAGTCACGTTCGAATGGTATCAAATTTTCAATTTCGGTTATAGAATATTTATGATGTTGGACTAAGGAAAAGATGACCTTATAATAATTAGAGATATTATTATGGATCATCATTAAGTAAAAAAACTTTGCATCCCTTCGAGCGTTTTCGTTACTTCTGTTCCATCTTCTCTAGTGTAAGATACGTCGTGGGATAATTTAGGCATCAAGTTGAAATATTCTTCAACATTTCTCATGTCTTTAGAACTGAATGAATTGATAAACTCATCTTGTTCTTTTTTCGTGTGATCCTTCAAAAGAATAACATCGTCATCTACTAAAATCTGATCAATACATTCAATAAGAATACTATTCATCACCTGATCTTCTGACTTTTTCTCAAGTTTTTTCACTGTAGCATAATCTGGGTCTTTCATTATCAGAGAGATACTATCGTTTATTTGAATAATGTTGTTTCTTTCGGGCATTGTTATTTTAATATCATCTAGATTAATACTAATGTCATATTCGATGTTGTCTTCATCATCAGTAATTTTTAGTTCGATAATATTGTTTACAGACTTTGCCCTCAAATTTAAAAACAAATATTCAATATCATATGGAGCTAGAGTTTTAACGTTAATATCACTGATAATGCAATTTGTCAAAATTTGCTCTATCGCATTTTGAATATCTTTTTCTTCTTTGCCTTGTGATGCCATTAGAAGAATTTTTTCTTCTTTGACGGTAAATGGCCGATACTTGATATTCTCTTTTGTAGATGGTAATTCAAGCATGAATGTAGGGGTATCAATTTTAGGTAATGCCATAGTTTAAATCACTCCGTTAAAGTACTCCGAGTCCTCTTCCTAGAGTTCGGATTGTTGTTCCTTGATTAATCAAATCTTGTATATTTCGAGGTCTGTTAATTGTATTTATTACGCCAGCAATAGATGCTGCTTGTGCAATTCGAGTGAATAATCCTACTGGTGTTCTAGGCTTATTAACGTCAGAACTGTTTGCTGATGATCTATCAATCGACATATCATCATATGTAAACTCAATAGGAATCTGAATCAACGTATCGTTTTGTTCCCATCCCATCGATACAGCACCAATCTGTGTTGGATATGCTTCATATAACGTATATACAACTTTTTCGGAACTATCGTAATCGTATCCAATAATTTCTATCGTACAAGCATAGTCTTCTTTATATCCAATCTCTCTATAACCTCTACCGTCAAAAACTTCACCACCATCTTGTACGATGTAGTTTAACCATCGCTGAAAGAAGCCCATTATCAGATAGTTCGAATCACCAAAGAAACTTGTTGTAAATGTATCATTCGACCGTGAGATGGGCATCTTGTTGACTTGCCCGTAAGCAATAGGCTTGTAATCAAATGTGTTTATGGTCTTTCCTGGAAGACTTGTGGTGTTGCAGAAGAAAGTCAACTGTTCCATTGTAGGAAAGGAATCACCATCACCAGCAAATATTTTAGAAGGTGGTGTAATTCGTACAATGAACTTATTTGCAAGCGCAAGACCGCCAAATTTAGAGCTTGATATTTGCGCTCTGAAATCTGCTACATTAAATGCCATTATTAGCTTCCTCTAATCATTTGTCTGGAGTCTTTGTAGACTTGACCTTTTTTGATACGGCCTTTGTTTTCATAAAATCTCTCAAGAGGTAGAAACAACGCAATGTCCCATTCAGATGGGTTTATGTAAATCATTCTAGATTCTACACGGCTAATCAAATAACGATGTATTGTAGGCTTGAATAGTCTAAACTTCGCTGCCCCATTTAACACATCATAGTTTAAACGCAATCTTGTTGTCTCATCGTATTTTTTATTTGACGCTAGATCATATAGATTGTCCATCAACTTTGCACGAAGCTGTAACGGTAGATAGTGCATGTTGATGCCCAGCCAACCTTTTGGAACTTTCTTAAAAGGAAATACAAGAGGAAATCTGTCATAATAAGGTAGTGTTTTCTTGTACTTTGGATCGTAATGATATAGATACATATCGCCCACACGAATCTGTGAGCGTCCACGTTCTGGGTCAGACTTTACAAGTTTTGCTGGTTGAAGCGCACCTGTGCTTCTAGCGGCATCACGATACCACTCTCGTGCGGTTTGTGTGCGAGCAGGGATTTGACCCTTCTTCACACCTCTTAATAAGAGTTCGTCAAATACTGTCGCCAACTTCTTGCCTCTCCTTTTTCGGTTAGAACCATAAACGTCCAACCTCTATCATCACAATATTCTTGGGCAGCACGCCACTTGGATAAGTTCGTGCCCCATGTCTTCACTTCTTCGAGATATCGCTTTGTCACCTTAGACTTCTTCTGTGGTGGCACAGATTGATTCATTGGTTTAATCTCAACAAGTACTACATCACTATTTAGCTTTTTTACCCAGAAGTCTGGGAAATATCTATGCTTCTTACCGTCAATTAAACTGCGATAAGGCACAATTATTTCTTCTGACGACCACTGAACGATACCAGTGTTCTCATCACATTTTCTCATAAACTTTAGTTCCCACAGACTTCTATAAATAATCTTAGTGTGGTCACCCTTATATTTATGAGAGTTTGAAGGTCTGAATTTTCCTCGGTATGCCATATTGTTTTCGTTATAAATAGGTGTAAATAAGTATTTATAAAGGTTCAATCATGTCTAATGTGCCTCGCTCACCAGATGCTATACGAAATATTAAGAAAGCAGAAAATCAAGTGAACCAAGTACAATTTCCTTCTGATTTAGGAAATGTTGGTATGCTCTTGATGTTCAAGAAATATTCGTATGGTGAAAGAAATTCTGGCACAATAACAAGTGCAAGAGCAAATATTCAAGATTCTGTTTTTCTTTCTTTGCCTGATGCCTTAATCGATGCTCAAGGTATAAGAGTTTCTGCAACAGAACTTGGTTTAGTGGGTAATGCTGTTGCTATCGGTACGAGTGCATTAGCATCGGATGGGATAAGTGCATTGGTAGATGCTGCAAGAGGTGTGGGAATGAAAGAGCTTGCTGGAGCAGCAGCCTCTTACTTTGTTAATGAAGCTGCTAGTGCAGTGGCACCCGCTGTGATGCAAGGTGTTGAAGCTGGTGCTGGAGCCAAAAGAAATCCTTTCCAAGCATTACTATTTGATGGTGTTGATTTAAGAACGTTTACTTTCAATTGGACATTTATACCCAAATCTCGTGCTGAAACTAATGCGATTAAAGAAATCATAAGACTTTTTAAATATCACAGTCTTCCTTACTATAAAGATTTTAAAGCGAGTAATGTGAGTGCCGGTGGTAAAACGTTTTTATCTTATCCTAGTGTTTGTCTACCTTTAATTACAGGAGTTGATGCGCTTGTACTCAAGCCGTGTATGATTAACAGAGTTGATGTTGATTATGGTGGTGGTGGAGAACTTGCGTTTCTAGAAGGTGGTAATGCAGCAGCATTAAAACTTAGTGTGACTATGCAGGAAATGCAGATGTGGACTAGAGAAGATTATGGTGGATCATCTGAAGTAGTACCCGAAAATACACTTGAATCCCAAATAAAGGCTTTGTTCTAATGTCAAAATATTTCAGATACTATCCACAAACACAATACGCTTTTGCTAATGGTAGTTTTACGATTGAGAAGTCTGTAAAGAACATCTCTCTTAAAACATCACTAATAAATAATCTATCACAAAATGACCCATATTCTTTTCTTCGTTATACAATAAGAGAAAATGAGAAAGCAGAAGACATTGCAGACTTTTATTATGATGACCCTGCTATGAGTTGGTTAGTGTATTTTGCTAATGATATTGTTGACCCATACACTCAATGGCCAAAGACTTATGAGAACTTCACTGAATATTTTAGAAAGAAGTATGCGAGTCAAGCACTTCCTACAGGCACTGATGCTATCGTATGGGGACAAGATACAACCAGAACAGATAACATCGTTCATTGGAAAAAGACTGATGATGAGACAATACTGATTAGCCCAGACTCATATATAAGAGCGCAGACATTCAATGGTGATTTTGTTGCTGGTGATTGGACTGCTGTACGTCGTTTTGATTATGAAATGGAAGAGAATGAGGAACTAAGAAATATCATTCTCGTTAATACTTCGTATGTTCCAACAGTTCTAGAAAATTTAAGAAGTTTGTTAAATGAGTGATGATACATTTGACGTAGGATTTTGTGATATTCAACTGGCAACGCTCAATCGTTATGGTGAACTCAAAAAACCTGCGTTTGACATATCAGATTATATCTCAGAGATATCGTTTACCGAGTCTATTGATTCGCCTTTACTTTTTGGTGAAATGACACTATTAGATTCTTCAGGTTTAATTGATAACTTTCCTATTCTTGGCGAAGAAATATTTACACTGAGATATGTAGATTTTTTTGAAAACGAGATTACACAACAGTTTTTAATTTATAGCTTATCAGATGCTGTTCCTGGTGATCAGCAAAACTATATGTATTATAGGTTAAAGTTTATATCACCACAACATTTTATAAGCACGAGTAAAACCGTACAAAAAAGTTATATTGATTTTACCACTAAAAAAATGGCTCAACTAATATTTGATGAGTTCATTGTAGATGAAACCAACTTTAAAAACTCTGCCAACGATATTGAAATCCAAGATACGACTGGTACGCAAACTCTAGTTATTCCTTCTCTACAACCTATTCAGGCTATCAACTTTCTGTGTCGAAAATCATTCTCTGCTGATGATAAGAGTTCTAATTATTACTTCTTTCAAAACAGAGAGAAGTTTAAGATGATCACTCATGAAGAAATGATTAGAACATCTAAACCTACTGCAAAAGCATATTCGTATGACCCCTCTATTGCAATAGAGGGGCCTGCTGATAGAGATAGGGCAATGAATAACATCACTTCATTTTTTATACCAAATCGATTAAACACGATTACAGAAATGAACTCTGGTGCTATGATTTCTGATGTTGTTGAAATTGACATATTGAACAAACAGTATATTCACAATATTTTTAAATACAAAGATAGCTTTCAAGACTACAAACATTTGAGTGATACAGTTAGGTTTCCACATACTGAAAAATTTACTGATGCTTTTTTCAGTGACGAAAATGTTATGAAATCATATATGATATTCACTGATTTCGAGAGAGAACAGCAAAGATACAAAGATATTACTGGTCCTAAAGTTTCAAATAGATACTATCTAAACTCTACCTCTATCGAAATAGAAATATACGGTAGAAATGATTTATTTGCTGGTGATGTTATTTTACTCGACATACCTCAATTTGAAAATGTTGTTGGGACTAAAGATAGACATAAAAGTCTTTCTGGCTATTGGTTAGTCCAAACTATCAAGCATTATATAAAGGGTAAACAGTATACAAGCAGACTGACTATAATAAAAGACCTTGTTCCAGGAGATAAATCTGGAGTTTCAACAGTAGCAGATATGACGGCAGAAGGTGAAGTGTAATGGCTGAAAATGGATTTAGAAATCTACTATGGTTTATGGGTGTCGTAGAAGACCGTAGAGACCCAAGAAAGATGGGTCGTGTTCGTGTTCGCTGCTTTGATATTCACCCAGACAGTAAAGAAGATGTGCCGACAGAAACTCTACCTTGGGCAATACCTGTTATTGGTTCGTATGATATCAACTACAAGCCACCGATTGAAGGTTCGTGGGTATTTGGATTTTTCCTTGATGGTGCTGATGCTCAACACCCAATGCTTCTTGGTGTAATGCCTGGTATGCCTACAACTGCTGTAAATACAGCACTTGGTTTCAATGCAGCATCTGATGCTAACCCACATCCAGTGTCATCGTATCAGCCAGATATTTCTCGTCTTGCAAGAGGTGAGGATATTGGAGAAACTCATGTTGCTGGTAAATTTATCAATCAAGAACATTGCCCTGCGTATTCTTGGTCAGAACCATCGCCACCATATAATGCAGAGTACCCATACAATAAAGTTCAAGAAACTGAATCGGGTCATGTCTTTGAAATGGATGACACACCAGGCTCAGAGCGTATCAATATGCATCATGCTTCTGGCACATTTACAGAAATTGGTCCAACTGGTACTCGTGTCAATAAGATTATTGGCGATGAAGTAACAATCATTGAGAAGAACGGTAAAATTATGATTAACGGCACAGCAGATGTTGTCGTAAAGGGTACTTGTAATGTCACAGTGGAATCTGATTGTAATCTGACTGTTGATGGTAGTTTGAACACGAAGGTGCATGGTGACTACAATCTAAATGTTGCAGGTGGAATCTATATGAACTCTGGTGATATCTTCTCACAAAAAAGTTCTGCAATCAGACAAGAAGCCTTTCTTGATAACTATAATGTATTTGCTAACAAAAGCGTTTACATTCAAGCGCAGAAAGACAATATTCACATCTATGCTAATACAGGGTTCGTTTCTGCATATGCTAACACAGATGTGAGAATTGAGAGTGGCGCTAATACCTACTTCGATGCTGCTGGTAAAACAAACATCAAAGCAACTGGTAACATCGCCGTTGAAGGTGCTAAGATTGATTTGAATACTAGTGGAGCAGTTGAAGTTGATCCAGGCTTCACTACCATTCTTAATGGTGTAGATGTGCCACGAGTAAAACCATCTGGCAAGCAACCAGCCTTTAGACCTCTATTTGGTAATCCACCCGATAGAAAGTTTCCTATCGAAACAAAATTAGAAGATGAGCCATATCCAAGTTTCACCGACCCACCAGAATTGTGGAGAGATACTCACCCACTAGGGGAGGACGAATAATGTCTCTATTATCTATCGATGTTCCTTTTCTAACAACTAATGATTTGTTAGAAGTATCAGACTCTGTACCTGGGCCTGGTCCAGACGGAGAGATTTTTTCTGAGTTACAAAAGTTCAATGCTATTGTACCGTCAGAAGCATTTGCTCCACAAGATATGTTTGCTCTCAAAGAGAGTATTACAACGAAATTAACAGAGTTAAACACTGATGAGTTATCAGCAGTTGGAAATCTATCGTCTAGTATTGCTGCACTAGATACCTCTCAATTGTCAGCAGTTCTTTTTGATAGTGGAGTAGATGTTAAATCATTTTCATTAGATACTTTTGATTTGTCTGTTGAAGGTCTAACTGATTTAGGTGCTGGTATTGATGAATTTAATAACGCCATCGCTGGCGGATGTGAAGTTGTGCTTGCTGCACTAGCTGCTTCTAAAACACCAAAAGAACTAAGTTTAGAGTCGTTCGATTTAGATGCGCTTGAGTCTTCTATTTCAGGCGTTGTCACAAGTGTAACTGACGGTTTGCTTGATCTTGTAGGTGATTTAAATCCAGAAACAATTGCTGCACAAGCAGAAAAAACTGTCACAGATTTGATTGATGAAACTGTGAACACAGTAGAGAATATTACTGATAGTATTATTGATACACTTGATGATCTTGAATCTGTCGATACTGTTGGTATACAAGCGAATATAGAAGCGCAAGCAGAAGCAATCGCTGCTGAATTCAAAGCGTCTGTTGACACACTTCTTGGTGGTGTTCAGAGTGCTTTAGCAGACACTATACAAATCACGGAAGGTTGTGGTATACATACAGCAAAATCTACAGAAGCGTTGGTTAAGAATCTTCAAAAAAACGTTGATGCTCTTGCTGATAAAGTAGAAGTAAGTGCTATGAATTTAGCACCAACACAGAAGTTGCTCACTGAAAAACTTGAACGTGTGAAGGGGTTGGTGACAGATACTCAAAATAAAAAGATTGTAACAATGACTGCTGCGGTAGTTAAGAAAGCACAAGAGAATAACCCTCAAGCAGCGCCAAAAGAGATTGAACAGATCGTTAAAAGTCAGATTGCAAAAGCCAACAAAACGCATGATGAAAAGATACGGACAGAGCGGGAGTGCATTTCAAAGAGAGTGAATAGCGCTTCTTCTACCTATGCTGATATTCAACGAGCAGGCAATCAAAGGTCAGCATCTTCTGCTGCGGGTGGTAGACCAATTGCAAATAAAGGGTCTATAATCAGTGCAGTTATAAAATGGTCTGGTGATAATAAATTATATGATGCTTCATACTTTAAAGGTAGATATGCTAAAGATACTGCGGCTAAAGTGAACACTCTTCATCCAAAAATCAGAGAACGATTTGCTAATGCTATTCGTGATGTTCAGAATGATCCTGAAATTTTAGCTATGAATGGTACAGCAAGGTATTCGTTTGCTACAAGAACTTTTGCTCAACAAGCTGAGTTATACAGAAAACACAGAAATGGTGGACCATTAGCAGCGCCACCAGGTAAAAGTTGGCATAATTATAAGTGTGCATGTGATATTGTTTTTATTGTCAATGGCAAAGCAAAATGGAGTGCTAAGTATTACACTGGTATCATTAGAAAACATTTTTTAAAATATGATTTAGAGAATTATATTAAAAATGATTCTGGTCATTTTCAGCCAGCAGAGTTAAGAAACATATCTGTCAGCAGGGCTTTAAGAGAGTCTATAAAAAACAATGTACTAGATGAGAATGTAATCGCTAGATACCTTAATTAGTCTTATAAATAAAAAGAAAACTGGAGATTGCTTCATATGGCAACACCATTAACACAAAGAGTTGTATACTCGGACTTCTTTACGGACTTGGATAAGCATCCAATTCGTAGCACAGTCTTACGCAAAACGAATGTTGATGCTGTAAAACAGTCTCTTCGTAATCTTATGTTGACAGATAGAGGTGAGCGATTGTTCCAACCAAATCTTGGTGGTAACATTCGTGCTATGCTGTTTGAGAACATTACAGCACAGACATTCTTGACGATGCAAGAGCATATAAAAGACGTTATTGAAGCGCATGAGCCAAGGGCTGATGTTATTGATGTGTATATCGCTCAGACTTCACAAGAACACGAAGTTCAAATCACAATCGTATTTCGTGTTGTCAACGTACAAGAACCAGTTACATTAGAGTTACTTTTAGAAAGAGTGAGATAAAATGGCAGGAACTATTATCTCGGAACTTGATTTCAATCAAATCAAGAATCAGTTAAAAACATTTCTTCAAGGTCAAGCACAATTTGCTGACTATGACTATGACGGATCAAATATGTCCGTCATTCTTGATGTGTTGGCATACAATACATTTCAGAATAGTTTTTATACGAACATGGCTCTCGGTGAGATGTTTCTTGACTCAGCGCAACTAAGAGATTCTGTTGTATCTCATGCAAAAGAGTTGAACTATCTACCAAGGTCATACAGGTCATCAAACGCAAAAGTTACACTGACGTTTACGCCAAGTGATAATCCAGCATTCATCACAATTCCGAAATACACAAAGTTTACCACAAATGTTGATGGTAAGTCATACACGTTTAGCACAGATCAAGTATATACTATCACACCAAATTCTGGCGTATATTCTGTCAGCGATGTTTCTCTTCACGAAGGTAGAATTGAAAGAGAATATTATGACGTAACAGCAAGCACAAAATATCTTATCTCTAACAAGAGAGTTGACACCGACAGTATTGTAGTAAATGTATATGCTTCCTCTGCTGCTAGTGCTGAAGTTAATGCATATGCTTCAAAACCAAATCTCTTTGATGTTGGTTCAAGTGATAATGTGTTCTATATACAACCAGCAGAACTGAATCGTTACGAACTAGAGTTTGGTAATGATGTGTTTGGTAGAGAACCAAAAACAGGCGAAGTCGTAGAGGTTATCTATCGTATCGCAAATGGTTCAACACCAAACGGTGCTACTACATTCTCACCATCTGGCACGATACAAGGCTACACAGCGACAGTCACAACAACATCAACATCTTTTGGTGGCGCTGAAGAAGAAACGCTTGATTCAATCAAGTTCTATGCTCCAAAATCTATTCAAATACAAGATAGAGCAGTCACAGAATCTGATTATGAAAATCTTTTGAAAAGCAAGTTCTCTGAAATACAAGCAGTATCAGTACAAGGTGGTGAAGAACTAAATCCACCACAGTATGGTAAGGTTATTGTACATGTTGATATTCAAAATAGTGATGGTGTATCTGACGGTGCTAAAGAGAAGTATAGAAAGTTTCTAAAAGAACGCACGCCACTCGCAATCGACCCAGTAATTAGGTCTCCTGAATTTCTTTATGTTGCTCTTGACACAACAGTACACTACAATACTAAAACTTCAGATGCTACTAATTCTGAAATAGACTCGCTTGTTAGAAATGCGATTGCATCTTACAATCTGACTTACTTGAATGATTTTAAAAAGAATGCTAGGCAATCTCGAATTGCTCGTGTCATTGATGATACAAATACGTCTATTATATCGAATGATACAGAACTTAGAATGATTATTGATTTTATTCCAGTGGTGAGTTCTGCTTCAAGCATCACTGCTGACTTTGAAAACTCTTTAATTTTAGATCATCCTTTGACTGCTGGCGAAGATATCAATCGTCATACACCCGCAGTCAAAACTTCCAGTTTTTCTTATGGAACTCAGACAGCATATATACAAGACAACGGCGAAGGTGTCTTAGAAGTTCTCACTAATACGGTTGATGGATTCAAAGTGCTGAGTGGTAATGTTGGTAATGTAGATTACGCAACAGGACGTGTAGTCATTCGTGATTTGAATGTTAGTTCTTTCTCTGGTAGTGCCATCAAGATTTATGGTAGACCAGAAACACAAGATATTATTGGTCCTGCAAGCAAGATTATCTCAATCCGTGACGTTGATGTTAGCGTAACAGTAGAGGCTGCGACTCAGTAATGCATGACCTATCGAAAACTATCTCAGAGTATATCGAACAGCAGTTTCCTGCTGTTTATCGGGAAGACGGTCCAAACCTAGTTGCTTTCACAAAGGCATACTATGAGTTTATGGAAAACACTTCAACGTCTCCTACCACACTCAGTCGTTCGATGTTTCAGAACAGGGACATTGATGAGACATTAGATAGTTTTCTAGTTCATTTCAAAGAGAAGTATCTCTCAGAGTTTCCTTATGCAAAGGCTGTAGACAAGCGATTTGTTATCAAGCATATCATGGACTACTATCGTTCAAAGGGCACTCCAAAAGCAACTGAACTTTTAATTCGTATGTTGTTCAATGAAGAAGCATCAGTATACTATCCCGCTGATGATATACTTCGTGCTTCACATAGTAAGTATAAGATTCCCAAATACATTGAAGTCACACAGTCAGCAAGGTCTGCTGGGTTTGTTGAAAATCAAATCACGGGTTCTAGGTCTGGTGCTACTGCTTTCGTCGAAGGTCTTGTAAAGAAAAGAGTTCAAGGTCGTATCATTGACATTCTCTATATTAGTAATATAAAGGGGTCGTTTAGAACGGATGAGTTAGTCAGTGATGATGGGTTGCTTGCAAACGCACCAAAGATTATTGGTTCGCTTTCATCTATGAATGTTACGAATGGTGGTAGAAATAACGCCGTTGGCGACTTGTTCAATGTGCTTGATGATACAGGCAAACAAGGTAAAGTTCGTGTCACTGGCGTTGAAGATGCTACTGGTCGAGTTGACTTTGAACTTGTAGATGGTGGCACGGGTTACACACTTAATGATTTAGATGATGGTGATACTACAGACGATTATACAGACGTTCGTGTCGCCACAGCGATGATTGCTGTTGATAACTCGAACACATTAAATCAGTTTATTCAGTTTGAGACTGTAAAGCAGGAACGTGAGATTGTTACTCTAATCAGCGCTCAAGATTTTGCTGATGAATATTTTGACAATCTTGCTGCCAACTCAGCATCCGTTGCTGATGATTTTGTTTTGGGTGTCAAAGTATATCCAACAGCATATACAGCAAACTCGACGAACGGTCCTGCATTTCTTAGGTCTACTGTATCAGACTCAAATGATATTGTTGTTATCACAAATAATACAATCATAGCGAACACTGAGTACTCAACGAACTCTACACATATCGTATTTGATTCAGACCCTGATGATGGGGCAGTGATTTCAGTTCTAGAATATGTGGTTGTTGCCAATAGTAAAGTCGCATCGTTGAGCGCTGATGATGCAAATACAAGTGCAACTCTTGTGATTACAAGTGGCACTTTTGCAAATCAAGTCTCTATTGATACAGCAGATAATACATCATTGTCTGCTAATGAAATCGTAGATGAAGAATCGACTATTACCTTAGAGGTTGTTGATGCAAGCATCTTCTCTTCTCATGTTGGTGAAAAACTTGAGATGAAGAAGTTCACAACAGCAGCAAATGGTCAATACTTATCAGCATATGCTTATGGGTATCTAACTGTTGCTAATACTACTGGTAATTCAACAATCGGTGAGTTCCTAACACTTGAGCCTGCTTTTGGTACATTTTTAGCAACAGAAGAAATAGAACTATATTATGCTAACGGTACAGTTCAAGCGACTGAAACCATTGATGCTGTTTCAGTCACAACAGCGGGTGCGGTTGGAATTGCATCATCAGCATCAGATGCTAATACTTGGAATATCAAAGTAACATCTGGTGAGTTTACTGCTGGTAAAAAGATAAGAGGTCGAGAGACAAGAGTTGAAGAAACGATTAGTGCTATAACAGCGACTGGTGCTTCTGATGTTTGGTATAATGGTGTCGCAACTGCAAATGGTGTGATTGATACGGTTGCTAACAATACAGTAACTGGCGTTGTCGTTGGTCAAAACACAACATATGTTGGGCTATTCAGTAATACTTCTGCGTTCTCGTATGTCGAAGGCGCTGGTATGACTATCAAAACGTCTCGTGAAGATTTGAAAGAGATCGACCTTGCAGCACAGCCAAATCTAGAACTTACTATCAACGCAGTTGGCACTGGTAGTGGAGCAACGTTCCAACCAGGCGCATTAGAGAACGAAGAAACTGTTACGCTTAATACTGATTTTGTCGGTGTTAAAAATGTTGCAAATGTGGCTTTCTTAGATGTGATAGTTGGTACAGCAGCAAATAGTGGTATTGGATTTGTCGATAGCATTACGATTACAAATGGTGGCACTGGGTATGCAAATGGAACAACAGGCAGTCCCAATGTTACATTTACTGGCGGTGGTTATGCTGGTGGTGACCCAGTTGTGTCTGCTACAGGCTTCATCACAACAAATGGTAGCGGAGTTATCACCTCTATCACAATAAACAATCACGGTGAAGGGTATAATACCACACCAACAATCGTTCTACCTTCTACAAGTGGAACCGCAGCCCAGGTAGTTGTTAATTTTGACGGCGGGTATGGATTCGTTAAGAATCCAAATGGTGATTCAACGTCTGAGTTCCAGTCTTTATTCACCTTCGACGATTTTACAATGGGTACTATAACATCACTAACAAGAATTAACCC